CACAGTCTACAGTGACTCTTGACCAAATGGGCCTTGGTGGAGTATATAAATTTAAAGGTCCTGTGGCAACATACGCTGATCTTCCTTCTACTGGGGTATCTGCTGGGTGGGTATATAATATAGTTGACACTGGTAAGAACTATGCGTATACCCCAGAAGGGACGTGGGATGATTTAGGTGGCACCGTAGATTTATCCTCTTATAGCTTAAAAACAGACGCGGTAAAGGATATTGCTGGTTCTAGCGCAGTACTAACAATAACTAAAGGTGATGGGACAACATCTACCATAACGGTAAATAATGTGGCTAATGCCACTCATGCTACAACAGCAGATTCGGCAACCACAGCTACTTCTGCGGATTTAGCAACGAAAGCTACACAAGATGGTTCTGGTAATAATATTAATTCAACGTATTTAAAATTATCCGGCGGAACCATGACTGGAAATCCCATCTTAAAAAATGCAGTCCCTCTGAGAGGGAATACAGCTTCTGGTAAGTCTGTAAACTTAGCTTTCGTGTCACCTTCTAATGAATCAGTATTAGCAAATGCGAGTTTACATACTTCTATATACTCATCCACAGTACCAACTTGGGAAACCGATACAACTTCACATGTATTTGCTATGACTGATAGTGATATTACTGGAAGGGCGGCTTCATTAACTCCTACAGCAATTCCTTCTGGTTCTGATTTAAATAACTACACTACACCGGGATGGTATTGTGCCACATCCAATGATATCGCGGCTTCTATGACTAATTCCCCATCAACAACTGCATTTACATTAGAAGTTATTCCGTGGTCTGGTACTTATGGAATTATTCAGAGGATAGTCCAATTTAATACTGGTAAACTCTATATTAGGTCATCTAGCGATAATAATAGTAGTTGGATTAGATGGACTGATCAGTCAATGTCTACTTTTATCAACGCAAATTCTGATCTACGTAATTACACTACACCGGGGAGTTATTATTGCGATACTGATACTTCTGCCGCCACCTTATCTAATTGCCCTGTTACCAACGCTTTTTCATTGGAGGTTATACGTTGGGGTAGAACTAACAATGTTATTCAAAGGCTCACCAGATATACCGATAATAGAGTATATCTTTGCAGATTAAATGGCACCGTTTGGAGTAGTTGGGTTACTCAGGCATTTTCTAGTGACTTATCTTCGTATTTGCCTTTGGCTGGTGGTGTAATGACAGGGGGTATTACATTACCAAATGGTAGTTATGGATTATCGATTAAAAATTCATCTGGTGGAGGATATAATGTATTATCATTTAATTCAGATAATAAAATATATGTAGGGAATACATCATATCCTCTTATATTCAATGTTTCTACTAATCCTGTATGTAATATAGGTGGTATCACTAAAACACTAGCAATGACAAGTGATATTCCTGCATCTACTATTGTATCTATTACTTTATCCTCGGCTTCTTGGAGTAGTGGTACTTATACTTATAGCAATTCTTCCATAACAGCCAATTCAAAAGTAACCATAGTGCCTAATGCTACCAACACTACAGGTACTATGTATGATGCTATTGCGGCAGGGAAATTGGCGGGGACAGTAAGTGCTGGACAAGTTGTTATTAAGGCATTAGGTACAGCACCAACAATAGACGTTACGTGTGATTTATTAATAGAGGGGTGATATAATGGGAGCATTTATTTCAAGATTTACCGGAGGTAGCGGTAGCGGGGCTAATTATTTGGAGGAATTATTGTTTAGTAGTTTACAAGAATTAACAGATGATACAGTATCTCCCACTAAAGTTACCTCCCTTCCCAATTATATTTTTTATATTAACAGCGGAATAGAAACCATAAATTTATCGGGGGTAACTTCTGTTGAGAATTACTCCTTATATGGTATGAAAGACTTGAAAACAGCAACATTTAGTAATATTGAAACACTCCCAGTCGGAGGATTTATATGGGGTAACTCTTCTCATATACCTCCTTTAACAAGCATTAATATCCCAAAGGTTACGGTTCTCCCTGCAAGTACATTCGTATGGTGTACATCACTTGCTACTTTTGATTTTTCTAATATAACAGATATTGGATATAGTGCTCTTGGGTACACCGCATTTACATCTCTGTATCTTCCCAACATCATAACCATAAGTGGTAGTTCCATTATGGGATTAGCCGAGAATTCTACTTTGGCTTCTGTGGACATGGGGTCATCTGTATCTTCTATTAATAGCACCGCATTTTCACATTGTAATGCTTTAACTACTATAAACATTAATAGGCCACCCGGGGCGGTAAGTGGGGCGCCTTGGGGAGCAACAAACGCCACAGTTCATTGGACAGTTATGACCTAGGAGGAGTTAAAATGACACAGAAACCAGTTTATATTTATGCAGGAACATCAGGAAAGATTCAAACCCCTATTCAACTACAGGGGATAACTCCTGAATCTACTTTGGTTCGGTTGATGGCTGATTATGGAAAAATTCTAGTAAAAGGGGATGTTAAAACAAGTTGTATTGATGTAGAAGAATCTGATATTCCAAACTGGATAGAAGAAGTTTCTATTGTGACTGGAGGGTAAATGGCAAAACAGGTAGGAAAATCAAAGCGGGTAAAAGAGTTTGATATAGCGAATTTAACGGGCGGTATGGATATAGCTACCGACCCGTTTTTCCTATATAAAGACGCGACATGCGCCCAGCTTATAGAGAACATGGAGTTTGACTCCGAGGGAGAAAGGCTAATGTCTCGTAGGGGACTTGGCTCACCAATACAAACCTTCGACTCTAATATACGATATATTTGGTATGACTATGGTATGAATGACTATCTTATATTCCTAGAGAATAAAAACGTATATAAATATGAGTATGGAGGAACCCCTTCTCTTATAGGGGTAATAAACGGAGACTTAACCCACAACCCTCAAATAACAAGGTATACGAATGCTAATGGTACATACCTACTTATAGCAAGCGGAGGCACCCTACAGTACTACGAATATAGTGGAACGAGCATTAGCACAGACTTATCATATCCTCTAATAGATGGTATAATGGAACGATTTACCAGAATGCTAGTGTATGAGTCAAGCACGAATAATATTAAATATTCTGGGGTAGCAGACCCGTTTAACTGGACAGAAAACAGTAATGACGCATCTGCCATGAAAGATTTAGATGTCGGGGACGTGTCTCCTGTCGTAGGTATATACCCGTTAGCCGACGTTATTATAGTGTTTAAAGAAAACGGAAGAATATACAAGATTGCTAATGAACCTGAGGACTGGAATGTCTCGTTGGTTGGCACAGATAGTGATTTTGTATCGAGAGATTCTATGACAAATTTCGAGGAAGACGTTGTATTCTTTTCTCGGCAGGGACTTCGTTCTCTAGCGACCACAGAAACGTATGGAGATTTTACGACTGCGGAAGTTGGAGAAAAGATGAACCCCGAAATGAAAAAGGACTACAGTTCATCATATATGGTTAAAGACCTAAGAACTAACCAGCTATTTATTAATCCAAATAGGGGAAGTACTGTTTATGTGTATCATTACAGACTAAAGGCATTTACAAAATGGACATTTCCTCAGCCAGTCATAACGATAGCTCCTGCCATAGACAAAACTTTGGTCGGCATTGGTAAAGAAATGTTCAATTTATCGGCTGAAAATAATTCTGATATTATCGGGGGAGAAGAAACCCCCATACACCAAAAGATAGTATCGTCTATATTATCTGATTTAAACATTATGACCTTATATCGGTCGCATTTAATGGTTACATCAGATTCAGCAGGTAGTGCTACTTTAACCGTAAATGATACGACTTGGACTTGGCCTTGGACAGCAGATGAGCAAAGGCAAGAGTTTAAAACGCAGATACGTAAAAACCAAATGTTATTTACGTTTGAGACTGATGATATAATTACCTTCCACTATTGGATAGCGGTTATCGTTCAACAATACGTGGCAATGACAGCAACCCAATCTTCTGACTCAAGCACAAGCCGGGGAAGTGGAAAGTGGGGACAAGGAACATTCGGAGGTGTCACAAATGGAACTGGTGGAAGCCCATACGGTTGATATAGTTCGTCGCTTAGACGAATACAATAAAAAATTAAATAGGTCATTTTTAGAGGACTGGGATGTAAAAAAATATCCCTTCGTATTTTTATTAGAAGATGGTTCTATTTGTGCGTATGGGATGGGACTCAACTACATAGACGTTGGGCCAACTTCCGGCGAATTTAAACCAATGTTAAAAAAAATAAAGGAACTTGCAAGATATTGTGGGGTTCCCAAATTAATAACGACGACACCTAGAAATCCAGATGCCTACGCAAAACTAAGCGGGGCAAAATTAACAGGCGCACTCGTCCATCCAGATGGGTATGCTGAGTATTATTTCGAAATGGAGGTATAAATGAGTAGCCACACGTCAGTACAACAACGCCCACTATCTTACGAAGAAAAGGCGTTGTATGCACAACAGCTAGCCTATATGCAAGAGGTTTCTCCCTATATAACAAATTTGTTAGGGTCTGGGCAAACGGCGCTAAACAATCAAGCGAACATTGATTGGAGTTCACTATACAATAATTATACGTCACAACTATCTGATATTATGGACAAGCAAAGTTCGCTATTAAACGGGGAATTACCATCAGCATTTACAGATGCAAAAAATACATATTACAACAGGACGTATGAGAATACCCTTGGCTCACAATTATCTAATTTAGCTAAGAGTGGGGTTATTAATAGTTCTCGGATGAACACGACGACAAATGATCTACAGAAAAATCTAGCATCTCAAATGAGTAGCGACTATTCAAATGATATAACCCAATATAATAATCTTTTAAATACAAGGCAAAGTTGGCTACAAGGGCAGGTAAATGATACGGCTAACATAAGTAACGCAAGTACACAAAATGCTACCAATTACTTTAATGCCGCGAGCGCATTGCAATCAGCAAATACGAATGCCCTAAGCACCATAGCGAATAATGAAAATGGTAGATCATATACGACAACAAGCCAGAGTGGACTAGGTTCTGCATTAAGCGGACTAGCAAGCGTAGGCTCATTATTCAAATAGGAGGCGTAAATGTATAACATAAACATACCAGTACAGAATAGCCCGTGGTATAGTATTGGACAGATGGCTGGGCTGTTGGGGTCTACGATGAAAGATAACCGAGATGCACGAGAAGGGTTAAAACAGCGTAATGACCTATATGCACAAAATGCCGCAGATAACCAGACAACACTGAATAATAACTTGCAGAATGCCTATAACACGTATGATAATACAAAAAACTCAACCCTATCTAATCTGCAAGGGTTGGCAAACACATATAACCAAAGCCAGAGTGGAGATAACTGGAATGCTATGGTAAATGCCGCAAAGAAAATTGATCCGTCATTTGATTCTAGCGACCCCAATGCCATGACGAATTTAATCAATTCCGTCCAGTCTGGGTCTGCATCTTATTTACAACCATATCGGCAGGCGGCACAAGCGGCGGCCCTTGCCATTAATCCAAATGCAGATTTAAAATCTGGGACTTGGGGTACGGACGCATATAATCGTGGAACTGGAAACTTAAACTATGTTAATAATTATAAGACCACAAACGATGGCAAGAAGATTAATGGTACTGGCACGCAAAAATGGCAACCATTCTCCACTTACTATGGTAATAACCAGAACAATTTGGTTCAGGGGGCGCTGGGGGCTGGGACGCCTATCGCTATGACAGCGGTGACATCTCCTGCAACTCCTATAGACTTACAACAAGCAAGTCAATTAAGTACTAACTGGTATGACCCAGAACAGCTAAAACAATATCTGCGAGGAGGTTAATATGGACAATAACATCCTACAGATTATGAATGCCATCCGAGATCAAGAATCTAGCGGTAATTACGATGCCGTAAATAGTGATTCTGGTGCGTTTGGCGCATATCAGTTTATGCCTGATACTTGGAATGATACGGCTAGTCGTTATGGATTAGACGCTAGCGACACGTCACCACAGAACCAAGATAGAATGGCATATGCCTTAATGAACGAATACTATCAACAATTCGGTTCTCCACAAGCTGTAGCACAGGCTTGGTACGGAGGCCCGGGGTCTGTTGGTAGCAATGTTAGTGGGGGAGCAGGATATCCAGACTCTGACACATATGCCTCTGAGGTTATGTCAAAGATGGGGAATGGTATGTTCAATTTCCAAGCTAAGAGCGCAAATAATAAGCCATTCCTGAATATGATAGCCCACCTAAGAACCAGCGACCCAAACGAAAAGTTTAACACAAATGGGATACTATCTATTATATCACAGCAGAACCCAAATGTAAAGGAAATTGTAAATAACCAGAATACATACGGTCAGCACTATGACGAACTTGCAGGCGCATTGCCATCAGGAGTTAGGAAATACGTTCAGCCAGTAGCTGATAATCTTATGCAAAACCAAGTAAACTCCATGAAGCAAAATATAGCCCAGAGCATACTCCAAAATGACCTAAAAAAGGGGCAAGAAGCCATTGGTCTTATTAACAATAGCAATAATGTGGATAACAAGGTGGCATATTCTTCTATTATGAAATCATTTGGTATAGATGTCCCTTCTAACGCAGATCAATATGTCGGTGGTAAACAACTATTGGGAGATGAAATAAATCAAGCAAACTCAGATAGAAAATATAATCTATCTCAGCAACAACTTAAAAATAACGCCATATTAAACGAAGCTCAAATGGGATTATTGCAGGATAACTTAGACCATATGAATAGACTTGCGTCCTTATATGGTTATAAATAGGAGGTATAAATGGATACTGGAACTGGGTTTAATTATCAAGCCAAAGACGCAAGTGGTAATCCTTTCTTAAATATGCAGGCGTTTATACGTACTAGCGACCCGAAAGAACCATTTGACCAACAGTCTATACAGGGTATATTATCCCAACAAGGGCCATCTTATGCTACTCAGCATATGAATGACTATATATATGGGCCTCATTATGAAGATGCTACTCTAGCACTAGGAAGCGGAGTGAGAAAATATGTACAGCCCGTAGGGGCTATGCTAGATGCAAATAGAGACGCCGATATGAAAGCTAGAATAGACGCCCAAAATCAGCAGGTGAAAATGGGACAAGCTGTTCAGCTTGCACAACTTATAAATGGTAGTAATAGCGTTGATAACCGGAGAGGATATTCGGCACTGGCGAAAATGTTTGGTATTAACGTACCAGATGATTCAGATCAATTCGTTGGCGGTAATGACCTACTAAAGAGCCAGATATCAATGAATGACTCTGAACGAAACTATAACTTAGAACAGCAGAAGCAACAGCAACAAGCTGACTTCCAGAATAGATCACTTGAGCTAAGGAAACAGATAGCTGATAGGACAGCTAGTATACAAGAACAGAAACTTGCGGCGGCTCAGAATGCGGCTGGGGCCGGAGGAGGATTAAATGGGAAGGGAATTGGAACCCTACTTTCTATTGTAAAGGCAAAGTACGATTATGCAGACAAACATCCGGGCCAGCCAAATCCATTCGACAGATTCGGGGACGTGGCAGAACAGCAATTAAATAACTCTGCGGTTCCACCAGATTTTGATGATTATAATTATGATATGAGTGACGCAAACTCTATCATGGAAAATTCCGCACAAGCCATGGCTAACGGACAAAAATTTCCATCTCGACAACAACTAGAAGGCTTCATGACGGCGCAGTACGGAGACTTAGCCCCTAGTGTCATTGGTGGTATCGACTGGGGAGATTATGGGTATTAACTTATAGTGATTAGGGGGACATAAATTGGCTAATATATATTTAGACAGGGTTCAACAATATACGGGTGACTTCAATGGTGTCCCCCAGTATGGCGACGGCGGTTATATCGACACCGCTGAAAATAGCTTCTTATATGGGCTAGGTGGCTCCCTAAATCAACTTGGTACATATACAGATCAAAGCCTTGGTATGGGAGCTGGTATGGCGGATTTTGGCTCCGACTTAATGACAGGCAGAACGCCTCGTCGTGAGTACAGCTGGAACGATATGCAAGAACACCCTCTGGATTATGCTACAGACCCAAATGGATTACTCTCTAGCATTGCGTCAATGGCAGGTTCATCACTTCCCGGAACTGTGGCAACATTAGGGGCGACAGCTCTTATTGGGGCTACGGGTGGTGCGGCGGCGGCCCCATTAGCGGCGGCAGTTGCAGAGGGTAGTACGCTCGCCAGAGCATTGACTATTGGGGGTAAAGTTGCTAGTAGTGTTATGGGAGCCGCTGTTGGGGGCGGCATAGACTCCGCTATAGAAGGTGGTCAGAGCTATCAGCAGGCTATCCAACAAGGTCAGTCACAAGACCAAGCTCGGCAGGCAATGGACACTACATTTGAAGGTAACGTAGCATTGTCAACCGCAGAAAACTTAATCGGCGTTGGGATGTTAAAAAATGCCGCTGGCGTTGGCTCTCGCTTATTAGGGAGAGAAGTCGCAGGTGCCGCAGAAAGCGAAGGTTCAAACCTATTAAATGCACTTGCAGATTTCGGTGATAAAAACTTCGCTACCCGTATGGCAACAAGAGGAATCCCCGGCTCTTTGGCAGAAGGGTATACAGAAGGGTTACAGAATGAAATACAGAACTATGCGGTAAATGGGACTGATATAAACTACAACCCCTTAAATATGGATGACGATTCTAAGACACAGATGGCACAAGCATTCTTTGGTATGTTACCTACTGGTGCTGTTGGTGCTGTGGGAAGATCAAGAAGAGGAAACGTGGTAGAATCTTCGCCGGAAGAAGGCCCAATAGAACAAGTGGCTCCTCAGATAGCCCAGCAAGTAGCTCCTGTTGAAGGAGAAATAAATGACAATATTTCTCAGCCAATAGATAATGCTCCGATTGAAGGGGAAGTATCAACAGACCAAGACGCTCAACCATATTCATTTAACGATGAATTGCAGAACTACATTGCGAATCCAACGGAACGTGACCTATCAGAACGTGAATCATATAACGGAAACCAAGCGGACGAAATGGCCTATAATCAAGCATTAGCAAACATGGCTAATGATAATAATATTGGGCAAGACGTTTTAAATAAAGATACTGTGCAAGAGGGAGATAGGGATGCAATCGCCAATCAGCTTGTACAGTCTCAAGAACTATCTGGGATAAATGATATTGATACGGCAAGAAACGTTGCTGATCTCATGATTCAGAGGAACAGTAGCGACAATCTCCGTAACGAAGCACAATCATTATTACAGCAAAAAGCAGATATGGGACTAACTATATCTGATAATGAAACCCAAAATGCGGCTAAGGCGAATCCTGACTCTGTCGTCGTAGACCAAACCAGAAATGATATCCGAAGCGCAAAAGAAAGAGAGACGTTAACTCCTTCTCAGAGGGTAGATAGAGCAAGAGAATTAATTCAAAACGACGTGGCTGAAAAGGGTGTGAATAGTGAGTTCTATACTGGTAATAAGAAACTATCCGATAACGCTAAACAAAGACTAGATAATTTGAATGTTTCTCCCGAAAACTCTGCTATCACAAGAGAAATTGCCACACAAAATGCTCAGGTAGACCAGCAGACACAAGCTGAAAATACCGCAAAGCTAAAACAATATGTGCCAGAGATACAGAATAGCCTTCTTAACGAAGGTGTTAATAGTAAATATTATGTCCCCAATGGAGATATTAGCAAATTATCCCCAGAGGTGGCTAATACATTACAGGTAAATGGGGAAATAAACCCTCATATCTCCGACCGTATTACGAAACTTAGCAAAAACGCAGAACGGAAGCAGAACGCTGAAACAGAACAAGCCACAAAAGAACAGGCCCTTAATAAAGATTTATCGCTCGCTCAAAACATTTCTAATATAAATAGCTTTGGGATATCTTTAGACCCGAATAAGCTAAAGAAAATGAGTCCGTCCAAAAGGAAGAAAGCTATTGATTCCGCAAATAATAAAATAAGTACTCGTAAAGAACGGGCAGATGTTGACTTACAAAGCGGGTTATCCCCAGAACGTAACTTAGAAGTGCAGGAAAATGATACAACCAAAAGTATTGTAAACCATATAGCTTCTTTATCGAGCAACCCAGAGTCAGTAGAAAAAGCAATAAACAATATGACGGATAAATATTTAAAATACCAGAAGTTAAACTGGTCGCCAGTCTTATCTAAGTTTGAAAAAGGCAAAAGAGATTCTGCCCAAAAAGCCATTGTTAAATATATGAACTACCGAGTTGGTAAAGAACCTTTCGTAAAGAGAGCAGTCGAACAACAACAAGCAGAGGAAGTTAGAACAGCAAACGAAAAAATACAGAAAGAAATGGCTAAGCAACATATTGTAAACCCTAAACAGACTGCTACAAAGTCGGTTCTATATGGCGCACTACAGGAAATACTGGGAAAAGACAGCAACAACAATAACAAACGAATGTCCGTAATGGCTCGGCTATTTAATGACCCTCGAAATGTATTCAAAGAATATTTGCCAAGAGCTATGTCGGTATATGATCTAGCTGATAAAGCCCGTAGAAGAATGGAAGATACCGTTCAGCGGTATAACGGTAAATTCTCTGATATATACCAAGGATTAGGAAAAAAACATACTGACGAGTTGAATAAACTTGTATTATACGCAGATCAAATTCACCGCGATCCAGTTCAGGTAGTGGGATTAGATGACGGTACTCACCTCGTCCTAACAAAGGACTCGTATATCGAACATTTTGAAGATTTAGCTCAAGCAGAACAGACAGAAAAACAGATGAGAGATTCTGGGCAATACCAAACGGTGAAGAGCGTAGCTGAAACTCCTAACGAAGACAATATGGAATCTGGCCCAGCAACCACCGTATATGCGTTATCTGGTAGAAGTAAGGCGTTTACATCAGAAGAAAGTGCGAATAAATATGCAAATAGTATATATAATACAGAAATAAACGAAACGGTAAACTCAATATCTAATAAAGAATACTCTCAGAAAGATTCTACTCCTGTCGCAGAGGCATATAAAAAATACCGTGACCTTATGGATGAAGTTTGGAATGAGATTGTATCTGCATCTACACAAAATAGACAGTACAGTCGAGTACCCAAGAAGGTATTTGGATATTATCCTCACCAGCATTTGCCATTCGTAATCTACGAGCAGGACAAAGCTGGTATTTGGCACAAAACAAACTCGTTCTATACGGTAAGAGAAGCTAATAAATACGTAAATGAAGTGAATAAAAATGGTGGTAATGCTCAGTATGCAGAAATGTCTCCGTTCGATAGCATTATTATGAGACAGCAGATTAACAAAACGGACAATCTAACTCCCGAACAGTTACAAGAGCTAAAAGACAATGGGTTATTACGTACCCCAGAAGGGGATTACGAAGATTCTGAGAACCATAATAAGGCACTAAAGTCCGTATTTAATCCTTTGTTTAAAGATAGCGATACTGCTAAAATAGAAGATGTTATTAAAGCCGTTCATAAGGCCCAAAATAGGTCGTCAAATACATCTAGCCAAATATACAACAATACGGTAAAGGCCGCGCAAAACCAGATAAAATCAACGAATATTATTAAACAATTACAGAGAATAAAAGCTAAGCAAACAATAACACAGACTAAGTTAAATGACATGATAAATCAGGCGAATATGCACCATAAATTCTACGGTAGCTTGCTAATGCAAACAGATGCTAAAGGGTATAGCCAGAATGTACAGAATACCGTCTATAGATATTTAATGGGGGCGGCGAACTACTCTAGTAAAGAAAAATTTTTCTCAGAGGCTACTGCCACTTACTCAGACGTGTTCCATGGAGCAGACTTCAAAGATCAAGCGGTAACTCAAGAACAGAAGTTTTTGCAACAATACATAAGGGCTAATTATGCTCCGAATAGTGTAACTGCTCTTGATAACTTAATAGATGAAGCTATAACTTCAATTCCCGGCCTAGGGACTATTCTCCGTAGATTCTATTCCAATAAACCATACACTGATTTTGCTCGGTCTGCAATATCTATGCAGAATGTATTAAAGCTAGGGATGTTCAACCCATCTTCCGCTTTCGTCCAGATGGCGCAGTTATTAAACGCCAATGCTAAACTCGGTGGAAACAAGTTGTTCGGAATGTCATCTTACTTTAGAAAAGGGTTAAACGGAGCGCTAATAGATCGAAACGAATCGAACGCCAAATATAAAGAGCTATATGATTATATCGGAGTAGATAACAAACACTTTGCTTTAGACTCTGAACTTATTGGTACAAAGCCCGGAATTATGGATAAAAAATTACTATTTGGGAAATCCCTAAATGATTTTGCAAATAAGTCCATGTTTTTCTTTAACTTGGGCGACCAAGGCGCTAGAAAGGCCACGGCAATAGGAGCTTACTTAAAGGGGCAAGACCAGTTTTCAGCGATATCAGCAGAGAATAAAAATAAAATGTTACAAAAAGCTACGGCAAAATGGGAATCAGCAAGGCGAAAGGCCATTGAGAATAAAGAAAGTTTCTCGGAAGCTAAGCCTACGATGGATTCTATACGGAAAGATTTTACGTTTAAATATGCAAAAGATATCGTAACAGACACCAACTTTGACTATTCCGTAGTTAATACTCCGCTTGCAATGACACAGCTAGGGTTAACTGGGAAGTTATTACTACAGTTCAAAAAATACCCTATATTTACTCTTAACTTCCTGCGCCACAACAACATGGAAGAAAATGTTCGGTTCCTCGTCCCGATGATGGTATTATCTGGTGTACTAGGGATGCCAGCCGCCAACTTCTTTGACGATGCGTCGGACAAAATAACAGGGCATAGCCCAATACTAGCAATGAAGAAAGCAATGATAACATGGGCTGGTGATAGCCCCACGAAGAAAGCACTTGTAAACGTTGCTATGTACGGTGCGCCATCTCTTGCCAACATAAATCTCTCTGGTCGGATAGGATTAGGAGATGCAGTTGCACTTGATCTTGGGCCTACAGTAAGCACTATTGACAATATCTTGCAAGGTAGAGGAGTTGTAAAATCACTAGCTCCTAGAGCTGGTTCATTAGACTCTATTATCAGCGGAAAGTACGAGAATACTAAAGGAGATACGATAGCAAATCTATCTCCATATGACAGAATGTTAAAGGGGCTTGGATTTAAGCCTATTAGCGAAACGAACGCAAGTGATACTTCGCGGGTTCTTAACCAATACAAAGAGAAGTATAACCAAATAGTATCTGAGGCAAAGAAGGAGTATGTCAAAAACCCAAACGCAGAGAACTATCAGGCCCTTGTTATTTATGGGGTACGGGAATCAGATATGGCTAAAATGTTACAGACAAAAAATACGAGTACGGTAGACAAGCAGTTAAAATCGATTCCCAAACGTGGGACATCCGACGATACGAAAGACCTACAAGAACTAGCAAAAGCCGCACAAGGATTTACTAAATAATTGGGGGCGAAAGCCCCCTCTATCTTTGGAGGGATAGATGGAAAACTTTCAGAGTATCATCCAGTTGTTATTGCTGTTCGGGGCCGCGCTTGGGGGTTTTAAGCAGTACATCCTAAAACCATATTTTGAGCATCGGGACGAAGAAAGAGCATGGCGAGAAAAATTGGAGAAAACAAAAGAGGAGAAGAACCTCGAAAAGGAAAGACGAGAGGACGAGAGAGCAAGGGCGGTTGGAGATAAATACCAGCAACTAGCAGAGAGTATAACGGAGTTGTCCGCAATGGTTAGGACTATAACAGAAGACCAACATAACATTCATATAAACGAAACGAAAATAGAAGGTCGGTTATTATCTCACGACAAACGTATTGATGGATTAGAACATGATTATGAATGTTTACACAAGAAGGTGTATGATGAATAATATTTTAGAAAAAGGGAAGGGGATTCTCCAAAGCGCCGTATTAAAAATGACACAGATACAGAAACCGCTATTATGGATAGCCGTAACATACGTGTTTGTCCTATTGCTAATAATTGTGGTTTGGATTTCATTCTGGTTTATTGATTACGCGCAATCTGGGGTAGCCAACTTACAGATTCTATTATCATTCTTTAATTCAATGAAAGACCCGACCATGGTTGGCTGTGTAACATTTATTCTAGGTCTATTTACAGACAGAGATCATGACGGGGTGTTGGACATTAACGAAGAGGAATACGGAGGTAATAATGTACAAAGTAATAGACATTAGTGATTGGCAAGAAGGGATTAGTTTCCAGAGCATTGTGGACGATGGTATAAATGGAGTTATTATAAAGATAACAGAAGGCACCAGCATCACAGATAACTTCCATTCTTTTTTACAATCAGCCAAAGAATATAATATTCCGTGGGGAGTATACTGCTACGCTCACGCTCAAAACGTAGATGAAGCTACCGAGGAAGCAAACGAGGTGTTATATATCTTACAGGGAGAGGTACCCCCTATGGGTATATGGTATGACGTAGAAGACCCAGAATGCTTCGAAGATGGAGTAGACACAACCGCGGTATGCTCTGCTTTTATTGTGTATTGTAACGCCGCAGGTTATAAAGCTGGAATTTATACTTCGTCATTAAAATGTACCGCATACATGACAAACTCTATCAGACCAGACCTATTAGCTGATTATGTGAACTATTGGATTGCCGATTATCGGGGATACAATGGGTTTAAACAGTCTTTCCCGTATAACGCCGTAGCTGGGTGGCAATATACAGAATCATATAACCTAGATGGTAAAAATGTTGATATGAGTTATTGGTACGCCGAGCTAGAATAAGGGGGCAATAATGAATGTTAATACGAAGAAAGTTTGTTACATTATTGGTGTTATTCTCATTGTTATCGCCTTCGGTATATTTATGCGCGGATACTATAGCGACAGAGCAGAATCAGACGGTAACGATGCAATTAACACAGTACAACAGATTGAAAGAAATAACCAATCAGCAAGAGATGAAAATACAGAAGCTAACAGCCTTAATGAATCTATTGGAACAGAACTCGACGCAGGACAAACAGACGTTAGTGGAGCTACAGAATCAGTTGGACGACTGCAAGACTCGGCTAGCGAACGCGCAGGAATTATTAGCCAAGCAAAAGATGGACTTGCAGACAGTCAACTACTTATTGACGAAGAACGAAGCATCTTTGCAGACATTGACAGAGCAAATAAAATCACTACAGAACAAAATAGCGACACTCCGTCGTCAACGTGACCTATATGCAATAGGGGCTGGCATCCTCGGAGCAATACTAATGACAAAAAGATAGCTCACAAGGGCGTACAACGAGTTATTGTTATTTGGGCATTAGATTATACCTAAGATATAGTAGACATGCTTTACTAGCCCTTCCAGTAAGGAAAACAGACAAAAAACAGCATTCAGTGCTTTTACCCTCCCGTAAAAAGGAGGGTTTTTATTTGTCTGTAAAACTTTTAAAATAATACTTGACAAAATGTTGTTTTTGTGTTATAATATGTTATGTAAAGAGATAAAATAGGATAAAACTATATATTGTATATTGACAGTAAAATAAGTGACGAAAAATCAATATATAGAATAAAATAAAATACTTGACAAAAGATTTGTTTTATGGTATAATATAACTAACCGTGGGAGCATGGTGCAACTGGCAGACACAACTGGTTTAAGCCCAGTACAATTAAGAGTTCGAATCTCTTTGCTCCTACCACGCGGGGACGTGAATGGTTTCGACATGGAATAATGCCGCTTGACGGAGATTCTATGGACAAGGGTTCGAATCCCTTCGTCTCCACCAACAAAAAAATTGAATAAAGCCTCATCGGTAGAAAGGTTTACTTATAAGTGAGGAAGATACGTGGCGAAGAGATGCAAACCGCTTAAAAATAACATTTCGGAATTAACACTCCGAGGAATTGCCGTTAGATGGTGGGGGAGTTTCCCTGTTTTATGATTGCTGGATAGAGAAAGATATTCAGCGCCCATCCTAGATGTAACCGTCCTGTTGACCATTGGTCAGGCAAGGAACGCGAAACTTAGTTGAGTTACGAGATAAAGGCAGACCTAGGCTCGTTATTAGCGTTTAATCATACTTCAAACTGAAATACGGAGTATCCTTGTTCCCCCATTAGTGGGGGGCAAGTATCACCTTCTCCTAAAGCCGGAGTACCTACAGAGCCTTTCCCAAATCCCTTAGACCTTAATCAATAAAAGAATTAAAACCCGTCCCTTCCGTCACTTGAACTTAGTCCTTGACAAATCACTTAGGGTGTGGTATAATACAGATATTCGAGACATGAAGTTATCAGAGAAAAGGAGATACAGGATGGATACAAGACAAAGACGGAGAAGATACCCAAAGGGAGATTCCTTTCATAAAGGACTAACGCACGAGGTTAGAAAACAGCACATTCACTACATGACGGATGACCAGTATTTAAAAATAACAAAATGCCAAGACAAGGGTTGCCCAATATTCTCTGGTTTTAGGTATTGCGACGCAGAAAGATATTTAAAACGGTATTACGTATATGGATGGAATGGAGAAAAAATATGAATGAGTTTACCTGTAACTTTCACACACATACTGACTTTTCAATACACGATGGTTTTTCTAAAATACCAGAGCTTGTTGGTTACGCCAAAGAACTTGGGTATACCTCATTAGCTATAACAGACCACGGGACAATGACAGGAGCAATATCTTTTTATGAAGAATGTAAAAAACAGGGAATAAAACCCATTATTGGTTGCGAATGTTATTTCACAATGGACATAGATGCTAAAGGAGACACATACCATTTAATATTACTTGCAAAAGATTTACAAGGTTATCGTAATTTAATGCGTATTGATACATATTCTCACGAGCATTTTTATCGTAAGCCAAGAATTAGTTTCGATATCTTAGAAAAATACCACGAAGGTATTGTTTGTACAACAGCTTGTATAGCTGGCCCGTTATCTAGCGATTTAAAAGATTACATTATGTCACGGTTAATATCTATATTTGGTGAAGACTTATATATAGAAATACAACCTCACGACTTTGAAGAACAAAAAGTGTATAATTATACATTTATATCTCAATATCCCGAAGTTAAAAAGATAATCACACTCGATAGTCACTACGTTTGCAAAGATGATACCCAATATCATAGACTTTGGCTAGATTTAGATGACGATGCTGAGTATTATTCTTCTAGTGATTATTACCTTATGGGTACAGATGAAATTGTAAGTAAGCTCTCTTACATGGAGTCATCCGATATACAAGATATGATTAAAAATACAAAAGAGTTGGAAGATAAGTTTAACTTAGAAATACCATTTGGTGAACAGCACTATCCTGTGTTCTGCGAAGACCCTGAAAGATATGTTAGAGATAAGATGAATGCTGGTTGGGTTCAAAAGGGAATTTCCATGTTGCCAAATCACACTAAATACAGAGAGCAGGCAAATCATGAACTAGAAGTATTAAGGAAAGTCCATTATTTTAATTATTTCTGTATTGTTAACGACATGTTGAAATTCTGCGAAGACAACAATATTCCAACTGGCATAGGCCGTGGTAGCGTAGGGGGGTGTCTAGTTGCTTATCTTATGGGCATTACAAAGGTAGACCCAATTAAATACAATTTGGTATTCGAACGGTTTACCAACCTAGAACGTGTAACTCCATGTGACATTGATACTGACGTAAGTCAAGGTAAACGACAAGAGCTTATTGAATATATCAAAAGTAAATATGGGGAAGCGTATCCCGTTAGAACCGTCGGAACCTGTGAAGACAAGGCCGCTGTTCAAGCCTCTGCTAGGTCACTTGATATTGACCCTACCATATATAAGAAAATGAGTAAGAATATAAACACGGTAGAAGATATGCCAGAAAAAACGGCAAGCGATAAACGATGGAAACAGGTGGCAATGAAGTTCAGAGGACACGTACAGAACTATGGTAAACATCCATCTGCTATGTTGGTATCGCCTGAGGATATTTGTAAGTGGAGTCCAGTAGAAAAGCAGAAAGACGATTATGTTGTTTGTTATGACTTCCACCAGCTAGAAGACCAAGGGTTATTAAAACTCGATGTTCTTGGTCTAAAGACCCTTGACATAATTGAAGACACAAAGAGACGGGCGGGAATAGATACTGATATTTCCCAATTTCCAGACTTAGATTCACCTACTTGTGCCATGTTAGCAAAAGGAGACACAGAAGGATGTTTCCAAATAGAAAGTAATGTAATGACTCCGATAGCAATGAGAATGAACGTTAGGGGAATGGAAGACTTGGCAACCGTCGTCGCTCTTGGTCGCCCCGGCCCTTTAGATTCTGGAATGGTAGAAACATTTTTAAAACGCCGGAATAAACAACTTCCTACCACCTACGACATTCCCGACCTAGAACCGTTACTTAAAGACACTGAGGGAGTTATTATATATCAGGAACAGATTATGAAGATTGTTCAGGTAATATGTGGATATTCCTTAGGGGAAGCAGATAACCTTCGTCGTATTATAGGGCGTAAGGTAGTAGATGAAATGAACCCCGTTGTCGAGGATATGATTCGTAGGGGTATAGAAAAGGGACATACAAGAGAACAGATGGTAAAACTAACTGATGATATAAAAACATTCGCGCTTTATGGATTTAACCTATCCCATTCCTTAGCTTACGGAAAAACGGCGTGGGTTACATCATACCTTAAATGTCACTACCCAGCGGCATTCATGGCCTCATTGTTAGATTACAACTGTAAAGATAAACCGAAGTTAGCCACTTATATTGTCTACTGCCAGAACCATAATATACGTATCCTTCCACCTAGGGTAAACCATCACAACTGCTACTCAGATTATGACGAAGATGGCCCTTATATCGTTCTTGGACTAAACTGTATCGCTGGCGTTGGGAACGTATCTATTGATTCCTCAGATAGTGACTTTGAGGCATTTTTGGAAAAGAACATAAACGTTAATAAGAAAGCTCTCGGTAGTATGGTTAGGGCTGGTGTATTTAGTGGCAATAGAGATATGATGTTACAGTATATAGATTGGATGAAAGACAAGAGAAAGTCTAAGGGAGAGTTTACATATGTACCAACACGATATGATGATGACATGGAACAATCCAAAGTAATTGGAGTTAGTTTTGGTGATGTCCTTAGTAAATATGACTTGTCTATAGTAGACGGGATAAGTACGTTTGGAGTCGAAGTATTAGAAGTTAAGGGAAGAAAGACAAAGACCGGAAAGCCAATGGCATTCGTTAAAGTAAAAGACTCCAAGTTCGTTAAGGACTTTGTTATCTTTAGCGCAGATTATAAATACATAAAGACACACAAGGTTTATATCATGAGAGTTCGTAATAATCGCATCTTTGAATTTGTTGAAGCTATGCCACTTGACAAAACGTAATAAATGTGATATAATGTATTAGTAGATAAATAATACTTTATTTTTAAAAGGAGAAAACACATGAGCATTTTTGATGAACTTAAAAAACCTTTCCCCCCTAGTGATGTCGAATGGAGATTGAGCAGTAAGTCGAAGGACAAAAAAAGAGGTCAGGTACTTGCGTATATCACAGCTCGTGGCGTACAAGAACGTCTCGACGAGGTGGTTGGGCCGGAAAACTGGTCAATTTCATACCGTCCAGCAGACCTTGGTGTTATTACTCAGTCTACATATAATGGAGACAAGTCTGTACCAGTTAAGGGTTTCTTGGCAGAACTTACTGTATATGTAGGAGATAAGGTAATTACTCGCGTGGATGGCAGTAACTGTACGGACTTCGAGCCGTTTAAGGGTGGCTTGTCTGGCGCATTAAAAAGGGCCGCGTCTGCTCTCGGCATTGGTCGGTATCTGTATAAGCTTCCTCCGACTTGGGTTCCCATTGACAACTATGGTAATTTCAAGAACCCACAACTTCCTGAATGGGCGTTACCGGAGGGGTTCCAGTATCCTCACGAATACCATAGTGAAGAAGCAGAAACTCCTCATCAATATCACGGAAGTGAAGACCCAGCACCGTCGTTTGACGCTGAACAGCAAGGGCCTATTGGGCCAGTAACAATGCCTCGCGGTAAATTCACCGGAAAGCCAGTCGCTGAAATTACAGACTACGGATATCTTGACTGGATTGTGAATAAGTCTAGCTTTGAAGCTGATATTAAAGAAGCGGCGGCGGCGGCATTAAAGAAACGAATGGACGAGCTTGAGTTCGCTGGTTAATGGCGAGGTGATATAATGTCATTAGATTTATTTTGGAAAGCATTCTTCTACACATTTTTTACCGCTGGAATAGCCGCTTATAGTTTTCTCACCTACACTATAATTTCCAGCAGTAGTGCTTATGAATCATGTTTTGAAGAGTGGTCTATTATTACTATTGTCCTTTTAGTCCTATTCTGTGTTCTGCTTGGTGTTGTGTCAGGGGGTGTTACATGACAACGTATGAGTACATAGAAGAAGAATATGGTAAGATTCCGGCCTTAGTCTATCAAGTAGTTGAAAAGAAGTGCGAAGAAAAAGGTGTCCTACTCAAGGGACACCTATTCGTGCGATTAGGGATAAAGGAAATTAGTGCCGAGATTTCGTGCGTTGGTATAGAAAGTATACATAACGCCGTGAGCAAGCTAACAAAAAATGGCTTAATGGAAAGCATAAAATTCCACTGCTATTTAGAGAAGTTTAGGAGAGTTAAATCATTTAGGGGGAAAGATGGACAGACATACGGCCCAAAGTGATATGGTGCAGATGTATCTTATTAAATCTATGAGACTAATAGGTACAAATTCACCAAATTATATGCGTGTTATGCGCTATTTTGACGGAAGGCGAGAAGAAGAGATATATAGATTCTATAATTATTTAATGACACACGACCTTCCGTTAGGTTGTTCTCTAGGAGAGTTATACCATTTAGAGGCAAGATATAGAAATATAGATAGTTATAAAGAACTTGATTTGCCTGAACTAAAAGATACAATACCCTATTCGGTAGAATTACTCTCCGACTAATGGAGGTAATACCATGGAGTACAATAAGACAGATCGGTTAGACCAACTCTTATTTGGTTTGTTTTTGCAAGTTAGAGATTTCTACCACATAAAAGATAATGCCGGGGTAGAGCAAGACTTGGAAATGAGAGAAAAAATGTTAAGAATTACCGCACAGAGGATAGAGGCCCTTTACAAAGGCGAAGATATGTGTTATAATAAGGACAAGGGGAAATTGATTAACTTCCCATCTGTACCATGGTCTAAGTTATAAGGGGGTATAATGAACCTAAGACAAACGATTATTGCTAAAGTTGATTTGCCAAGTTTTATATCGCAAGAATCAGGGGTTGAGTTACATAGGTCGTCAAACGGGTTCCGATGCGCTTGTCCCATTCATGGCTCTGGCAATGAAACGACAATGTTCATTGATGATAACGGTGGCTATTACTGTTACTCTTGCGGGTCTGGTGGTAGTGTAATCAACTTTCTTTCGGAGTACGAACATATAAGTTATAGCTCTGCGCAAGAAAAGCTAGCCTATATGTTAAACATTGATTTGGATATCGACGGTGATTATGCACAACAGAAAGAGATAGAAAACAGATACGAAGAAAGAAAGAACATTGACAAACGAAGTATTTCCGTCATGAGAGATTATCTCACGAAAAAGAGGATGTTCACGGACGATACTATTAATGCTTTTGAGCTTGGTGTATATCACGATAAGAAATTAACAATACCTTTGCTAGATCAAAATGGAAGAACAGTTGCTTTGGCTTGGCGGTCGTTTGAAGAAAGTGGGCCCAAATATGTAAACAGCAAGAATAACCTTCTGTACGATAAGTCTTGTTTCTTATTTAACCTTGATAAAGCAAGAAGGTTAATTAGAGATAAGGTATATATCGTCGAAGGATACATGGATGCCATGTCAGGCCACCAAATGGGACTTCCAACGGTAGCATATTGCGGAAGTGAGATACACAAAGACCAGATTGTATCACTATCACAATATTTACAGAAGGATACCAGTATTATTATCTGCCCTGATAATGACGACGCTGGGATGGATAGGACTCCCCTCGTGTCAGAGATCATTTCAAAAAGATATGTCCCTGAAAGACAGGTAAGAGTTATCTGTGTACCCGACGGAATAAAGGACATGAACGACATGCTGGTAGCTGGCATAAATCCGGCAGATTTACCGTCAGAAGACATTAGTAAGTTTGTTTTGAGGCGCATCCTTAATAAATGTAAAACGATAGAGCAAGAGTACTCAAAAGCGGAAGAGTTTTTTAGGACAGTATCTAGTCAGCTTATAAAACTGGATATAATCCATATGTTATCAGAACGCTGGGGGAAAGAGTTTGATGACCTAAAAAAGACATTCTCAGCAGTAGGTGAGGACACAGAATCCATATTACAAGAAGCGTCAAACGTAGATGATTGTATCGCAGACCTACGACAGATATATGAGTCTGGGGGATACCCAACACACTTCCAACAAATTGATAACTGTATTCATAAGGTAGAAAAGAAACAGGTAGTTATCGTAGGGGCTTGTGCTGGTTGTGGTAAGTCTAACTTTGCTATAGAGTATATGTTAAGAGCTATATGCCACAATAAACAACGTGTTATATTCTTCTCTCTCGAAATGCCAAAGGGCAAACTCATGGAGAGAATAATTGCCCAGTTGTTAAAAGTGCCAGTTCCAGATGTAGAAAACTTAATATTACAGGGAAACCCGTTAGTATTAAAAATACTAGACCTGTTACGCAAGAAATTAATTGTGTTTGATGGTAACTCTATGGACATGGAAGGTATTGCGAGGAGAATAGATATCGTCAATGCCAAAGAACTTCTTGGTGGCCCAGTTGATATGGTGTTTGTTGATTACTTCGGCTATGTAAAGGGTACGTCTGATTTCGAGGGTGCGTCTAATGCCGCTAGGGAAATGAAGGGTATCGCGAAAAGTAGAAACATTATATTCGTTATGTTAAGCCAGTTAAACCGTAGTGGTAATGAATACAGCGAACCAACGATGCAACAGTTAAAACTTACGGGAGACTTAGAAGCGTCTGGAGATATCGTAATGTTATTGTGGCGACCAGAGAAAGACCCTAACTTAGCACTTGCTGATAGACAGGAGCTAGAGAATGTGACTAGGTTAAAGATATGCAAAGCCAGAGATGGTATGTATGGCTCCAATATGATACAGTTTAAGTATAACAAACAGGAATCACGACTAGAAGAATGTTACATGTAGAAAAGACTTGACAAAACGTTAAAAATGTGGTATAATGTATTCATGGAGGTAAGGAAATGCCATATACAATACCTGAGTTCGAAAATTACATATTATATGATAACCTAGATGTTTTTAGCAAGACGTCTGGTAGGTTTTTAAGCGCAGAGGTGGTAACACTGTGCAACGGCAAAACTAGAAAGCATTTTACTAGGAACTCTCTTAAGAAATATATCCCCATAGATGATAAGTATATTAAAATCCCTGGTTTTAACGGGGAATATGGGATATCAAAAGATGGTGAGGTTTATAGCTTTAAAACATTTAGGGTATTAAAATCATACCCCAACAAATATCGTCGCGGATATGTATATATCATACTGAGCCTCAATGGGAAACCAAAAACTTGCAAGGTACATAGGTTAGTAGCATTAACATACATACCAAATCCAAGTGGTAAGGAGTGCGTTAACCATATTAATGGAAATGTACAGGATAACAGTGTCGATAATTTGGAATGGTGTACAGTTAAAGAAAACAACCTTTGGAATGTTAGTAGAGGCGTTGCTAATGGTGGTAACCATAAAAAATGTTATCTATACACCAAGTCCGGAGAGTTTGTTGGTTCGTTTCGCTCTATTAGAAAGGCTAGCGAATACGTCAAGTCTATTGGGTGTAGCGGATATGATGATATTAGGAAATTAAAATATAATAAATATTACACGTTGGAGGTGCGTTAATTGCCACTAAGTAGCTATTTTTGTCCCGACGGCGGGAGAATCAAAATTGAAGATTGTTTAAAAGAATGTAGATTAAAAGGTAAGATGAACCCAATAACCGGAATGGACTATGTTACTTGCGGGAGGTGTTTATCTATACCGACATTAAGAGCCGTTTCCGAACAGAGAAGTTGGACTGGCAAACCATCCACTACTCAGTTGTTACGAGGAACGAGAGAGGCATATTTAACTCTTACGAGAGAATATGCAATCGACCCCAAAAGTATGATGTTTGCTCTTCACGGCACAAACACTCATGCGAGACTCGAAGACGGCATGTCAGAAGAGGACTTGGGGGAACAGCGGCTGGATGACGGAGTGTCCACTGGAGCATTTGACTACTACTCAGATGAAGACGGGGGAACGCTATTCGACTATAAGACGTACTCTTCATATGTTTGTGGAAAGTATATGGGAATAGGGAGCAGGAAGGAACTAATAGGCCATTACAAGAATGGTAAACCTAGATTTCAGTCAGTAAGAACTTATGGTAATGCAAAGCACGACCTAGACCTAGCCATACAGTTAAACGATTACCGGATGAAAATACAAAAGGTTCTTAAAAAGCCAGTAGCAAACATGGTTTGTGAGATGATTGTAAGAGACGGTGGCACGTATATGGCTAAGAATAGAGGGGTAGATGATACTGCATACCTCATTAAGGTTGGTAAAATAAGTGATATTTGGGTTGAGAGGTATATGAAACGAAAAGCAAACGATTTAATTTCTGCGCTAGAAACTGGGAGAATGCCGCCACCATGCAGACCACATGAATGCTGGCACGGTAGAAAATGCAGAGACTTCTGCCCAGTTAATATGTATTGTGACGCATACAAAGGAGAATAACATGGATAAAGACATCTTAGCAGAATTTGAGAAAGAATTAAAGTCTGGTATTAAAATTGGGATTAACATGAAAGAGAATAACGACAAGGTTGAGTGTGGCATTATCGGTGATAAAGAGTATTCTCCTCAGCTTGTACTAACCTTGTTGATCATCTCCATTGCTAATCTTATGCAGATAGACCCAAGCGATCTGTTAGACGCGTGTGTTTCTGCTCGCAAGAAAGATGGTATTGACTTGTCAGACCAGTTCGAACATCTTATTAACTAATGGATGAGTGCGAAGTAAGAAGTAATTGTAGGAAGAGTTATGATTGCGATTGGTGCGATTACTATAGCGAATATTCCCCAATAAACATTAATATTAAATGCAAAAGACAGATAGAAAATACAAAAATTCGTAGAGAGCAGAGGAAAGTGAAAAGAATTTCCGATGCCTCTAAGAGGGGAAGGTCAAACAGAAGGAACGGACGTAAGGCAGAACGAGACGTTGAAAATCTATTAAACGAACTGGGGTTAGATGCCTCAAGAACTCCTATGTCCGGCGCACTTAAAACAGCAAACCTCATACCTCAATTAAAAGACCATGTGTCCGGTGATATAAGAATAAAGTATTTAGACAAAGAGCTTATAGTTGAATGCAAAAGGAATATTCATTCGGATAGTTGGTATAAACTTACAGAAAAAGGTTTAATACATATAGATGGGTTTTGCTATGGTCTTACAAAAGAGTTATTCGAATATTTGGTAAACGGACTACTAAGTGGGGAATGTATTGATATCCCAGACAACAAATTTAAGATGTTGCATAAATATTTCGACCAAGATAACTCAGATATCGTCGTTGTTACTAGGCCATGGCACGACCCCCTGTTCTTCTTAAAAGAAAAAACATTTGAATTATTCGGAGGTAATATAAATCATGATAAGTAGCGAAAATAGAATGTCGAGAATTGAACCTACGTCGCTTTATATCTCTAGCGTTAGCGAGAAAGACCAGCATGGAATTGACCGTTTAGTCGCAACTCGCATTATGGCTTTAAATGCAACGACTCCTAAGCCTATCGTGGTAAAGACGTTCGCTATCGGAGACTTTGACAACGGGGTAAAAATAGAAACTTCCGAACGTCTTTTGGAAGTAACTAAAGATGCCATGGAGGATATAGGATAATGCCTCCGGCATATGAAGAGTTGGTAAGCCAATTCGAAGAAATAAAGTATAGATACGAACAACTCACGGATACAGATGTGTTAGAGGCATTCTCTCTCATGAGAGATTCCTCTTCACTACTGGCAAGTTACGACACGATGGTAGCGGAGTCATACAAACTAACGGCACTTACCGAAAGACAAGCTAGGGCGGTAGAGGCCAGAAAAAGTATAGAACTTTCTGTTAAACCGACGGAAGGCGCGAGAAGAGCAACCGCTGATGAAGAAGTCGTATCGGCGTGGAATAAATATATATCGGTAGCTACAAGTCAGAAATATATAGAAGCCAACGCAAAGTTCCTTAGTAGAGTATATTTCGATGCCAAGATGATAACTGAGAATTGTTATCGAAAGGAAAGGCCGGCAGTAGGAACAGACCGTATTGTTGGTAGAACGTAATCAGCCTAGGAGGTTTTATGCCAAGAACAAGAAAAAATGAAACTTATTCTGTAGATGATTTAAAAGTAACTAAATATGAACCATATACGCCAGAGGCCCCGAAGGTGAAGGTAAAGTTTATAAAAGAAAGACCCGACTCTAAGGCTCCTGAATATAAGACGGATGGCTCGTTTGCTTTTGACCTGTACTCCGATAGGGACTGTACTGTTGTTGGTAATAAACCTACACTAATTTCTTTGGGGGTAAAAGTTGAAATTCCATCTGGATATGGTATGTTAATTATTCCTAGGTCATCCATTGGGAGCAAAACTCCCCTTCGTCAGTCAAATTCAGTTGGCCTAATTGATAGTGATTACCGTGGTGTTGTTATGGTAATGTATGAATCAAACAGAGATATTGCTGGTTCGACTATAGTTCGTAGAGGGGATAGAATAGCGCAGGGATTTCTAATCCCATATGTAAATGTTGACTTTGTAGAAGCAGACGAATTAAGCGAGACAGAAAGGGGTACTGGTGGATTTGGTTCTACTGGTAGATAGGAGAACGATATGTGTGTAACTAGAGTGCAACTATTTTTTATGGTAGCAGGATTCATTGCTGGTCTTGTGTCCCTATCTGGTGTTATATACCATCTTGTTATGACATTTCGATGGAATGATATTGTAGCGTGGAGTGGTATGTTATCGTCTTATATTGTTTGAGGTATCCGACCTATTTAAGCCAGACTTTGAAGATAATGACATGGAGGATAAATAATATGAAAGTACCAGAACATTACGTAGAATATTTCGAAAACAGAAGAAAAAGGTGTCGTTGTTTGCAAGTTAAAAAACTGCTTTACCGTTAGGAAGTGCGCTATTGACCATCTGAGCAAAATGGGTGACTGGGCGATTAGAGATGCTTTCTCGGCATACTCCGCTAGCGTAGACGAAAATAAACAGCAAAGAATCGGTATTGCTCATTTAGCCGACGGTGATATCTGGGACTCTCGCACTGGTCGTAAAGTGGCAAAGACGAAACTTGAAACGCACGTAAGTAACTATTTCTTGAAAGTATTAGATAGCATTACCAATGATGCGTTACAGGTCGTAACTTGCTTTTTAACGGAGGTGTAGTCCATTGAATGTTATTGGATATGACAACTCAGGTAAGAAGAAAAAAGCGACGAAAGAAACGAACGAATGGTTTGACGAACATTACGGTGGAACAAGTGATGAAATTCAACCAATAGAATTTATGCAATCTCAATTTTCAGAAGAAGCGTTTGTTGGCGCTATCTTGTTTAATATAGTTAAGTACTCTTCACGGCTCGGGAAAAAGGATTCCCCTTTAGAGGAAGCGCGGAAGATACTACGATATTCCCAATGGTTAGTTAAGGTACTAGAGGGAGAAACAATAGACCCAAGGGTTTAAATATAAAATTATGTTTTATTGAAGGGGGTTTTTGATGCCGAAGTTATTGGCAATCCTCTCACTATTATTCGTTTTCGCAATGCCCGTTTATGGGATGCAGGTTAGATGTACTGCATATACAACTACTGAGAACACGGGCATTATGGCTAACGGTATGGAAGCGCAGGTCGGATATGTGGCTTGTGACTTCCTTCCCTTAGGTACTGTCATATACATAGACGGTGCTAGGTACATAGTAGGAGATAGGATAGGAGACGGAACAAACAACCATATTGATATTGTTTTTAACAGTTACGACGAAGCAATAAACTTTGGTGTGCAGTATTTAGATATGGAGGTAGCATAATTGAATGAGACGGACATGATAAGTAAAGCGTACCTACCTCACGTAATGAGGACTAGGGTTATTGGAGATAAAGGTGCGCTGGCTGTCTTATCTGATATACATGAGGGTGCAAACAACAGGAAATATTTACAAGATGCCGTGTCGTTCTTGTTATCGCTAGGGCCTCGATGTAAAGTTGTTATCGGTGGAGATAGTACCAATACCATAACACGGAATAGCAAGGGAATACCTATCGAAGAATGGGCTAGCGGGGATAAACAAATATTTTCCCTCGTTGATGATATAAAGCCATTGTATGACTCAGGACAGATCATAGGGATTACATCTGGTAATCACACGAGGAGAGCATATGACAGCACATTTATAACGATAGAAGCCATGATCGCAAGCATACTGGGCGATAGGTCATTATATAAGGGTTCTATGGGTATTGTATATTTCAACGTAAATAAAAATTGTTACGTCCACCATATTTTACATAAACATAGGGCTACGGAAGGTGCATATGATTTCTTCTCGGCAGACGCTAACTGGTTCGAGCATAAGCATAAGCCAATGGTTCGCCCTAAGATAATGATTGACCATAACAAATATGAAAAGGTTCCCGTGGCTAAGAGATGTTGGGATATATACCAGTCTTCATTTCAGGATTATCCTGATTATGCCAAGGTCGCTGGATATAGACCTAGTGTCCCCGGATTTTATATTTGCGAAATGAGCGGAGATATTCATAATAGATCGCTTACCCCATATATGGATGGAACGTACCACGCACTTATTAATGGCGGTTATGTGTTTTAAGGAGAGAGTAAAATGCCGAATTATCTTGATAGCCTAATAGATTCTTATGTTGATGATACGGAGCAAGATACGTACCAGTTACAAAAATATATCGTGGGCCTAATCGACAAATATTCTTCCGAACAGATAGATGGTAAAGAGGCGTGTCGTAGCATATCAAATATTACACGTCGAGACGAGTGGATACAGGACGTAAATAGTAATAGATTGAAAGAGAAAATAAAACAGAAATACTCGTTTGTCCGGTATGCAAAATCGCCTGAGGATATAATTATAGAGTGGGAAACCGCGGAAAAGATACTACATTTCCTTACGTGGTTACATTCTATAATTAATCACACTGATTGGTATATACTTACTCAGATGTCATTTAGGAAGATACCAGCTACTATGTTAGCAAGAGAAATGAACATACCAAGGGACACGATATATAAAAGACTTTCCGTTGTTAGGAATGTGGCTAAAGAGTTTATGCCATATTATGCGGAACAGTTCGGAGATATTAAAGAATATTTGGAGGACTAGACATGGACACGGTTAAAGCAGAAAAAGATTCTATAAAAGTATATGTATCAATACCACCGTTAAGTTCTGTATAATAATATAACTAAAATAAAGGCAACAGTTCGTTAAAATGGAGGGAAAATTTGAAAATATATAACGGCGATTGTATGGAATGCTTACTAATGATACCAGATAATAGCGTAGATGCTGTAGTTACTGATCCCCCTTATGAATTAGGATTCATGGGCAAAAAGTGGGACAAGACAGGGATAGCTAATAATGTAGACATGTGGCACGAAGTATTACGTGTTTTAAAACCGGGCGGTCACTTGCTGGCATTTGGGGGTACTCGACAGGTAAGAGTTATCTGTGTACCCGACGGAATAAAGGACATGAACGACATGCTGGTAGCTGGCATAAATCCGGCAGATTTACCGTCAGAAGACATTAGTAAGTTTGTTTTGAGGCGCATCCTTAATAAATGTAAAACGATAGAGCAAGAGTACTCAAAAGCGGAAGAGTTTTTTAGGACAGTATCTAGTCAGCTTATAAAACTGGATATAATCCATATGTTATCAGAACGCTGGGGGAAAGAGTTTGATGACCTAAAAAAGACATTCTCAGCAGTAGGTGAGGACACAGAATCCATATTACAAGAAGCGTCAAACGTAGATGATTGTATCGCAGACCTACGACAGATATATGAGTCTGGGGGATACCCAACACACTTCCAACAAATTGATAACTGTATTCATAAGGTAGAAAAGAAACAAGTAGTTATCGTAGGGGCTTGTGCTGGTTGTGGTAAGTCTAACTTTGCTATAGAGTATATGTTAAGAGCTATATGCCACAATAAACAACGTGTTATATTCTTCTCTCTCGAAATGCCAAAGGGCAAACTCATGGAGAGAATAATTGCCCAGTTGTTAAAAGTGCCAGTTCCAGATGTAGAAAACTTAATATTACAGGGAAACCCGTTAGTATTAAAAATACTAGACCTGTTACGCAAGAAATTAATTGTGTTTGATGGTAACTCTATGGACATGGAAGGTATTGCGAGGAGAATAGATATCGTCAATGCCAAAGAACTTCTTGGTGGCCCAGTTGATATGGTGTTTGTTGATTACTTCGGCTATGTAAAGGGTACGTCTGATTTCGAGGGTGCGTCTAATGCCGCTAGGGAAATGAAGGGTATCGCGAAAAGTAGAAACATTATATTCGTTATGTTAAGCCAGTTAAACCGTAGTGGTAATGAATACAGCGAACCAACGATGCAACAGTTAAAACTTACGGGAGACTTAGAAGCGTCTGGAGATATCGTAATGTTATTGTGGCGACCAGAGAAAGACCCTAACTTAGCACTTGCTGATAGACAGGAGCTAGAGAATGTGACTAGGTTAAAGATATGCAAAGCCAGAGATGGTATGTATGGCTCCAATATGATACAGTTTAAGTATAACAAACAGGAATCACGACTAGAAGAATGTTACATGTAGAAAAGACTTGACAAAACGTTAAAAATGTGGTATAATGTATTCATGGAGGTAAGGAAATGCCATATACAATACCTGAGTTCGAAAATTACATATTATATGATAACCTAGATGTTTTTAGCAAGACGTCTGGTAGGTTTTTAAGCGCAGAGGTGGTAACACTGTGCAACGGCAAAACTAGAAAGCATTTTACTAGGAACTCTCTTAAGAAATATATCCCCATAGATGATAAGTATATTAAAATCCCTGGTTTTAACGGGGAATATGGGATATCAAAAGATGGTGAGGTTTATAGCTTTAAAACATTTAGGGTATTAAAATCATACCCCAACAAATATCGTCGCGGATATGTATATATCATACTGAGCCTCAATGGGAAACCAAAAACTTGCAAGGTACATAGGTTAGTAGCATTAACATACATACCAAATCCAAGTGGTAAGGAGTGCGTTAACCATATTAATGGAAATGTACAGGATAACAGTGTCGATAATTTGGAATGGTGTACAGTTAAAGAAAACAACCTTTGGAATGTTAGTAGAGGCGTTGCTAATGGTGGTAACCATAAAAAATGTTATCTATACACCAAGTCCGGAGAGTTTGTTGGTTCGTTTCGCTCTATTAGAAAGGCTAGCGAATACGTCAAGTCTATTGGGTGTAGCGGATATGATGATATTAGGAAATTAAAATATAATAAATATTACACGTTGGAGGTGCGTTAATTGCCACTAAGTAGCTATTTTTGTCCCGACGGCGGGAGAATCAAAATTGAAGATTGTTTAAAAGAATGTAGATTAAAAGGTAAGATGAACCCAATAACCGGAATGGACTATGTTACTTGCGGGAGGTGTTTATCTATACCGACATTAAGAGCCGTTTCCGAACAGAGAAGTTGGACTGGCAAACCATCCACTACTCAGTTGTTACGAGGAACGAGAGAGGCATATTTAACTCTTACGAGAGAATATGCAATCGACCCCAAAAGTATGATGTTTGCTCTTCACGGCACAAACACTCATGCGAGACTCGAAGACGGCATGTCAGAAGAGGACTTGGGGGAACAGCGGCTGGATGACGGAGTGTCCACTGGAGCATTTGACTACTACTCAGATGAAGACGGGGGAACGCTATTCGACTATAAGACGTACTCTTCATATGTTTGTGGAAAGTATATGGGAATAGGGAGCAGGAAGGAACTAATAGGCCATTACAAGAATGGTAAACCTAGATTTCAGTCAGTAAGAACTTATGGTAATGCAAAGCACGACCTAGACCTAGCCATACAGTTAAACGATTACCGGATGAAAATACAAAAGGTTCTTAAAAAGCCAGTAGCAAACATGGTTTGTGAGATGATTGTAAGAGACGGTGGCACGTATATGGCTAAGAATAGAGGGGTAGATGATACTGCATACCTCATTAAGGTTGGTAAAATAAGTGATATTTGGGTTGAGAGGTATATGAAACGAAAAGCAAACGATTTAATTTCTGCGCTAGAAACTGGGAGAATGCCGCCACCATGCAGACCACATGAATGCTGGCACGGTAGAAAATGCAGAGACTTCTGCCCAGTTAATATGTATTGTGACGCATACAAAGGAGAATAACATGGATAAAGACATCTTAGCAGAATTTGAGAAAGAATTAAAGTCTGGTATTAAAATTGGGATTAACATGAAAGAGAATAACGACAAGGTTGAGTGTGGCATTATCGGTGATAAAGAGTATTCTCCTCAGCTTGTACTAACCTTGTTGATCATCTCCATTGCTAATCTTATGCAGATAGACCCAAGCGATCTGTTAGACGCGTGTGTTTCTGCTCGCAAGAAAGATGGTATTGACTTGTCAGACCAGTTCGAACATCTTATTAACTAATGGATGAGTGCGAAGTAAGAAGTAATTGTAGGAAGAGTTATGATTGCGATTGGTGCGATTACTATAGCGAATATTCCCCAATAAACATTAATATTAAATGCAAAAGACAGATAGAAAATACAAAAATTCGTAGAGAGCAGAGGAAAGTGAAAAGAATTTCCGATGCCTCTAAGAGGGGAAGGTCAAACAGAAGGAACGGACGTAAGGCAGAACGAGACGTTGAAAATCTATTAAACGAACTGGGGTTAGATGCCTCAAGAACTCCTATGTCCGGCGCACTTAAAACAGCAAACCTCATACCTCAATTAAAAGACCATGTGTCCGGTGATATAAGAATAAAGTATTTAGACAAAGAGCTTATAGTTGAATGCAAAAGGAATATTCATTCGGATAGTTGGTATAAACTTACAGAAAAAGGTTTAATACATATAGATGGGTTTTGCTATGGTCTTACAAAAGAGTTATTCGAATATTTGGTAAACGGACTACTAAGTGGGGAATGTATTGATATCCCAGACAACAAATTTAAGATGTTGCATAAATATTTCGACCAAGATAACTCAGATATCGTCGTTGTTACTAGGCCATGGCACGACCCCCTGTTCTTCTTAAAAGAAAAAACATTTGAATTATTCGGAGGTAATATAAATCATGATAAGTAGCGAAAATAGAATGTCGAGAATTGAACCTACGTCGCTTTATATCTCTAGCGTTAGCGAGAAAGACCAGCATGGAATTGACCGTTTAGTCGCAACTCGCATTATGGCTTTAAATGCAACGACTCCTAAGCCTATCGTGGTAAAGACGTTCGCTATCGGAGACTTTGACAACGGGGTAAAAATAGAAACTTCCGAACGTCTTTTGGAAGTAACTAAAGATGCCATGGAGGATATAGGATAATGCCTCCGGCATATGAAGAGTTGGTAAGCCAATTCGAAGAAATAAAGTATAGATACGAACAACTCACGGATACAGATGTGTTAGAGGCATTCTCTCTCATGAGAGATTCCTCTTCACTACTGGCAAGTTACGACACGATGGTAGCGGAGTCATACAAACTAACGGCACTTACCGAAAGACAAGCTAGGGCGGTAGAGGCCAGAAAAAGTATAGAACTTTCTGTTAAACCGACGGAAGGCGCGAGAAGAGCAACCGCTGATGAAGAAGTCGTATCGGCGTGGAATAAATATATATCGGTAGCTACAAGTCAGAAATATATAGAAGCCAACGCAAAGTTCCTTAGTAGAGTATATTTCGATGCCAAGATGATAACTGAGAATTGTTATCGAAAGGAAAGGCCGGCAGTAGGAACAGACCGTATTGTTGGTAGAACGTAATCAGCCTAGGAGGTTTTATGCCAAGAACAAGAAAAAATGAAACTTATTCTGTAGATGATTTAAAAGTAACTAAATATGAACCATATACGCCAGAGGCCCCGAAGGTGAAGGTAAAGTTTATAAAAGAAAGACCCGACTCTAAGGCTCCTGAATATAAGACGGATGGCTCGTTTGCTTTTGACCTGTACTCCGATAGGGACTGTACTGTTGTTGGTAATAAACCTACACTAATTTCTTTGGGGGTAAAAGTTGAAATTCCATCTGGATATGGTATGTTAATTATTCCTAGGTCATCCATTGGGAGCAAAACTCCCCTTCGTCAGTCAAATTCAGTTGGCCTAATTGATAGTGATTACCGTGGTGTTGTTATGGTAATGTATGAATCAAACAGAGATATTGCTGGTTCGACTATAGTTCGTAGAGGGGATAGAATAGCGCAGGGATTTCTAATCCCATATGTAAATGTTGACTTTGTAGAAGCAGACGAATTAAGCGAGACAGAAAGGGGTACTGGTGGATTTGGTTCCACTGGTAGATAGGAGAACGATATGTGTGTAACTAGGATGCAACTATTTTTTATGGTAGCAGGATTCATTGCTGGTCTTGTGTCCCTATCTGGTGTTATATACCACCTTATTATGACTTTCGAATGGAATGATATTGTTGCATGGGGCGGTATGTTATCGTTTATATTGTTTGAGGTATCAGACCTATTTAAACCAGAATTTGAAGATAATGACATGGAGGATAAATAATATGAAAGTACCAGAACATTACGTAGAATATTTCGAAAATGAAGAAAAAGGTGTCGTTGTTTGTAAATTAAAAAACTGCTTTACCGTTAGGAAGTGCGCTATTGACTATCTCAACAAAATGGGTGATTGGGCAATTAAAGACGCTTTCGCGGCATACTCCGCTAGCGTAGATGAAAATAAACAGCAGAAAATCGGTATTGCTCATTTAGCCGACGGTGATATCTGGGACTCTCGCACTGGTCGTAAAGTGGCAAAGACGAAACTTGAAACGCACGTAAGTAATTATTTCTTGAAAGTATTAGATAGTATTACCAACGATGCTTTACAGGTGGTTACTTACTTTTTAACGGAGGTGTAATCCATTGAACGTTATCGAATATGACAACTCAGGTAAGAAGAAAAAAGCGACGAAAGAAACGAACGAATGGTTTGACGAACATTACGGTGGAACAAGTGATGAAATTCAACCGATAGAATTTATGCAATCTCAATTTTCAGAAGAAGCGTTTGTTGGCGCTATCTTGTTTAATATAGTTAAGTACTCTTCACGGCTCGGGAAAAAGGATTCCCCTTTAGAGGAAGCGCGGAAGATACTACGATATTCCCAATGGTTAGTTAAGGTACTAGAGGGAGAAACAATAGACCCAAGGGTTTAAATATAAAACTATGTTTTATTGAAGGGGGTTTTTGATGCCGAAGTTATTGGCAATCCTCTCACTATTATTCGTTTTCGCAATGCCCGTTTATGGGATGCAGGTTAGATGTACTGCATATACAACTACTGAGAACACGGGCATTATGGCTAACGGTATGGAAGCGCAGGTCGGATATGTGGCTTGTGACTTCCTTCCCTTAGGCACTGTCATATACATAGACGGTGCTAGGTACATAGTAGGAGATAGGATAGGAGACGGAACAAACAACCATATTGACATTGTTTTTAACAGTTACGACGAAGCAATAAACTTTGGTGTGCAGTATTTAGATATGGAGGTAGCATAATTGAATGAGACGGACATGATAAGTAAAGCGTACCTACCTCACGTAATGAGGACTAGGGTTATTGGAGATAAAGGTGCGCTGGCTGTCTTATCTGATATACATGAGGGTGCAAACAACAGGAAATATTTACAAGATGCCGTGTCGTTCTTGTTATCGCTAGGGCCTCGATGTAAAGTTGTTATCGGTGGAGATAGTACCAATACCATAACACGGAATAGCAAGGGAATACCTATCGAAGAATGGGCTAGCGGGGATAAACAAATATTTTCCCTCGTTGATGATATAAAACCACTATATGATTCAGGACAGATTATAGGGATTACATCTGGTAATCACACGAGGAGAGCATATGACAGCACGTTTATAACGATAGAAGCCATGATCGCAAGCATACTGGGCGATAGGTCATTATATAAGGGTTCTATGGGTATTGTATATTTCAACGTAAATAAAAATTGTTACGTCCACCATATTTTACATAAACATAGGGCTACGGAAGGTGCATATGATTTCTTCTCGGCAGACGCTAACTGGTTCGAGCATAAGCATAAGCCAATGGTTCGCCCTAAGATAATGATTGACCATAACAAATATGAAAAGGTTCCCGTGGCTAAGAGATGTTGGGATATCTACCAGTCTTCATTTCAGGATTATCCTGATTATGCTAAGGTAGCAGGGTATAGGCCCAGTGTTCCGGGATTTTATATTTGCGAAATGAGCGGAGATATTCATAATAGATCGCTTACCCCATATATGGATGGAACGTACCACGCACTTATTAATGGCGGTTATGTGTTTTAAGGAGAGAGTAAAATGCCGAATTATCTTGATAGCCTAATAGATTCTTACGTAGATGACACGGAGCAAGACACGTATCAATTACAAAAATATATCGTGGGCCTAATCGACAAATATTCTTCCGATAAGATAGATGGTAAAGAGGCGTGTCGTAGTATATCAAATATTACACGTCGAGACGAGTGGATACAGGACGTAAATAGTAATAGATTGAAAGAGAAAATAAAACAGAAATACTCGTTTGTCCGGTATGCAAAATCGCCTGAGGATATAATTATAGAGTGGGAAACCGCGGAAAAGATATTACATTTTCTTACATGGTTACATTCTATAATTAATCACACTGATTGGTATATACTTACTCAGATGTCATTTAGGAAGATACCAGCTACTATGTTAGCAAGAGAAATGAACATACCAAGGGACACGATATATAAAAGACTTTCCGTTGTTAGGAATGTGGCTAAAGAGTTTATGCCATATTATGCGGAACAGTTCGGAGATATTAAAGAATATTTGGAGGACTAGACATGGACACGGTTAAAGCAGAAAAAGATTCTATAAAAGTATATGTATCAATACCACCGTTAAGTTATGTATAATAATATAACTAAAATAAAGGCAACAGTTCGTTAAAATGGAGGGAAAATTTGAAAATATATAACGGCGATTGTATGGAATGCTTACTAATGATACCAGATAATAGCGTAGATGCTGTAGTTACTGATCCCCCTTATGAATTAGGATTCATGGGCAAAAAGTGGGACAAGACAGGGATAGCTAATAATGTAGACATGTGGCACGAAGTATTACGTGTTTTAAAACCGGGCGGTCACTTGCTGGCATTTGGGGGTACCCGTACATATCATCGTATGGCATGTGCCATTGAGGATGCAGGATTTGAAATCCGTGACCAACTACAGTGGATTTATGGCAGTGGATTTACAAAGTCCATGGATATTAGCAAGGCGATTTATAAAAAAGCTGGGATATGGAGAGGAAAAGCGGGCAACGTAATCTCTAAAAATGGTTCTATGAGCGCACCAAATTATGAACGGACACCAAAAGTGGAGCCTATTACTGAACTTGCTAAACAATGGAACGGATTTGGCACAGCTCTTAAGCCTGCAAACGAGCCTATCTGTCTTGCTCGTAAGCCGCTGACTAAAAAAAGTGTTGTAGATAATATACTGAGATACGGTACCGGAGGCATTAATATTGACGGGTGTCGAATACCCACTACGCAACTGCACGTTCAAAAAGCAAAAGGTTCTAATGGGACTCAGGGGATATACGGCGACTTTAATACCATGGGTGTATATGCCCCCAACCCACACGGTAGATTCCCGTCGAACGTTATACTCGACGAAAACGCATCACAACTTTTAGATGCGCAGACAGGAACTCTTAAAAGCCGATTTTTTTACTGTGCAAAGGCTTCACGGAAGGAACGTGACCAAGGACTTGACGACCACAACAATCATCCGACAGTAAAGCCTGTAGACCTTATGCGATATTTAGTTAGCCTTGTTACAAAAGAAGGGCAAGTCGTTCTTGATCCGTTTATGGGTAGTGGGACAACTGGGGTTGCTTGTGTGTTAAATCATAGAGATTTTATAGGGATAGATAAAGACAAGCATTATTGTGATATTGCCGAAAGGCGCATCGCCTATTCTATATAGGATACACTATGTAAGTTAGGAGATATTTATAATGTTTAAAATATTATTTTGTGGACTAACCACATTCACCATTCTACTTTGGGTAATAACCATGGACGTTACTATTGGTTTATGTGCTAATATACTTGTTACATGCACTTTAAATTCATTAAATAGAGAGTGAGGATATTGAAATGGCATATATGAAAGATTTCCCGTCCGCACAATTAGTGTCTGGTACAAGCCTTGACCTAGCGATACAAGCAATGAATAATTGCTATGGCAACACCTGTACTATAAAAAGTTTGATCGGCTCTATTCGAGCTGGTCATCTTAGTTTGTTAGAACATGTCACTGCTACATTTGATATTCTTTGTAGCGAAGCAGTTTTAAAACAAATATCTCGTCATCGCCATTTATCTCCTACCGTAGAGTCAAGTCGAGGTAGTGACATAACTGATAATGGGTTTTATATTCATCCTTTCACCGAATATAAAGGGACAACATTCGCAAGTTTTGATGAGGATTACAACAGCCTTTATGGAGAATTTACTGCTCAAGAATATATTTGTCGGATATACGATAATATCCTATTCCAATATCATGTGATGGTAAACAAAGGTGTCCCGCGAGAAGTAGCCGCATACATTCTTCCCATGGCTACTATGGTACGTATGAGATATACTGGTAACTTACGAGCATGGTTTGAGTACTTACAGAAGAGATTGTGTAAGAGAGCGAGTATCGAACATAGAGAACTGGCTGAAAAGATTTACAAAGAATTAAACCTTACGTATCCTGATATTTTTAATAAGGAAATGTTAGGAATGTGCGTAAACTGTAAAGAACGTGGTTGTAGTTTTTAAAAGGAGAAAATAAAAATGGAACAAGAAATTAAACATTACGTAGGTAAAGTTGGTTCTTTTGGCTATGCTATTGAAGTATTAAAGTTAGAAATCGGCAAGAAAGTTGCTAGGAAAGGCTGGAATGGAAAGAGTCAGTATATTGAATTAGCAACAAATGTAAGCTATAAAAATGGTAATGGAGAGATTGTCAATGTAGATCATGAGCAGATGGGTAATAAAGCAATTGCTTTTGTCGGAACATCTGGTGTACAGCTTGGTTGGTTAGCTAGTCAAGCAGATATGTTATCAGAAGATTGGTATATCGTTAAAGGAGATAACAGTGCGAAGAAAATCTAAAGTTATCTTAGAATTACCAAAGAATCCTTCTCCATTAAAAGCCATTCGCAAGCACTGCCTACAGTGTGGAGATGGAACAACGTCTTGCGTTGCTGAGTGTGACTTAACCAAGTGTCCGCTACATCCTTACAGATTCGGCATGATGCCAGCAACGTACATTGCAAAAAATAGTAAGAAATAGCTACTGGGAGGGCGTGTAAGCGTCCTCTCATTTATGTTAGGTATAATCTTATACCCATAATTCTTTATATTAAAAAAGCGCCCTGTGAGGGCGCATAAGGAGGATTTATTATGAACAAAAACGGAGATGCGTTTAAAGCTAGGGAAATAGGACACGGGAATAGGCCCGGAAGAAAGGTTAAACGTAAACCAACAGTAAAGCAAGAAATATATGCGAAGAATGTTGTCGCTGGAGTGCCAAAGTGTGAGGCCGCAAAGATAGCAGGGTATGGCCCAACAGTATCCCCAGACAGATTCATAGGCGTAAAAGAAGCTATGGCTGATTGGCAACGTAAAATGACAAGGGAATTTATGAGCGACGCTCAGGAGATGAGACAGAATATGTTACAGCTTGCTAGAGAGTCTAGTTCAGATGCAGTCAGGTTCCAAGCCACTAAAGATATTTTAGATCGGGCAGGACTTAATCCAATTAATAAAAGCCAGACAGAAAGCGCCAAGTATGTATCTGTTGAGTCCCGTTTCTCTCGTAATGCAATAGAACGGTACCAAAACGAGCTTAAAGAAGGACAAAAAGAAAAGGGTAGCAATTAGCTACCCTCTCTTTTTTTTACATAGAACCAGTATAAATATACATATATATTGAATATATAGACATCATTGTTAGTGCCAACGACAAAACGAACATTACATACAGCAAATACAGATTTTCATTATAGTTTTTTTCTTTAATCTGTTCATACGCATTTGCGATACTCCATACTGACATAGGAATGTAAAGTAGAAGTGTAGTAAGCCCCATGAAAAACACCGCTCCCATTATTTATCGCCATCCAAACATTTAAGAAATACGTTTCCATGTTTATGCGCCCAAGGGAAGGTAGCTGTTTTAATGAAGTCTGATATTTCTTTATCATCAGGGTCTTTTATAGGAAGAATTTGAGCGAAGTGTGTCGGAGTCCAAGATAATTTCTCGTCTGTTCCTTCAAGTCTCCACTCGCCTTTCCATCTCCATGCTACTGCCCGCTTCCACTCTGCGCTGTCTACATCCATACCAACCAATACAATAGTACCATCATTCGGGCAAGTATCAGAAACTTCATCCCATTTTTGCATCCATCTATCTCTTAAAACATTTTCTACTGCATCCACCGTCATATCTAATGAGCCAAAGTCCGTATATATGCGGTCAATTTTTTGTGTGTATTTGTCGTAGAATGTATTTTCGTCAATATAAAATACTTGATCACTGGGCGTATGTAGCACAACTCCCATCTTTACCATTTTGATAACTCCCAAATCTGTGTCTATATTCCAGTTGCCGTTTTTATTTTTAAATACTCCTCCAGCCGAAATTATTTGTTCTAGCCATTCTGGATATTCTCCAAACTCAGGGGCATGGTCTTCTGGGATATAAGCTCTAACCGCGTCTATTGGCCCCGTTTTCTTATAGAATTTCATTATTTATTACCTCCGTCTTTAACACAAAGAACAATAAAAACAATTACATATATGAAAGGTACCACATATAAAAGAGCTATCCAAATACTCCATCCAATATCTCTCAATCTACGAATGCAAAGCCCCCATAGGCACGCCATAGATATTACCATAACTGGTATTGATACTGCTTGAGGCCAATAACGACCAGCTATAAAGAATATAATGTACAATATAATACTTCTTGAGAAAAACTCCATTCTTGTTACAGCTCCGGAAAAGCTAGCATACTTCTTAATTAATTCTCTCATTTATTTCTCCTTATTCTTTAATATAAAACCAAGCTGGATTTACAATATACATGTTACTTTACCTATCCAAATTTTCTGTTGATTTCCTCAACCGCCTTTTTAAAATAATACTCTTTTAAATGCAATACGTCAATGCTAGTATCCCAATCAGGTTCTTTTATAGAGCCTGTTAAATTATCTCTACATGCTAACGTAAATGCCATATATAGAATTTCGTCATGTCTACTCTTATTCATCTTTAGATACCTCCGCATACATTGAAAGTAGACCATAATTAAGAATGATAATAATACTCCCCGCAAAACCTACCCCGAAAACATATACTGTGTCAATTCCAAATATAGCTGATATAATAATGGCGATAGCTATCATATTTACCCATACCACGCCTATTTTTACAAACACCTTGTCTATTACTTCCTCTGATACTTTTATCCCAAAAACACTCATAATATACCCTCCATATCTAGTTCTTTCACAAAGCGCCGTATTCCTTTCTGCATTTCTATGCTATCTTTACAATACAAGTTATAAATTGTTACGTCTCTATCTTGTGTAATACGGTGTATTCTATCTTGAGCCTGTTTACTTACAGATGGCGACCATAGATATTCTAAAAACACAGCCGTATCACTACTTGTTAGTGTTATACCTGTTGCAGAGGCTTGCAATGAACATACTATAACGGCCTTCTCTTTGTCTTGAAATTTCCTTACCGCCTCTTCTCTTTTATACATATCTTGACCGCCATATATACCAACAGCAATATCTTTGTACTGCTCGAAAATTTTAAACAGCAAGTCACGATGATGCACGAATATAACTGGTCGTTTCCCATTATACAGCAGATTATTTATAAAGTCAATAGCCATTGGGAATTTTTCTTCATTTACTTTTTTCTGCTGTTCCTCCATTTCTTTAAATGTAGTTGCGAATGGCTGTTTTATCTCAGCTATTGGAATGTCGATAATTTGTTTGCGGGGAAGGCATATCCCACATTCATCTTTTGTTCTCCGTATCATATAGGAAGACAATAATTCTTTCAACTCTCTTTGGTTAGATGCCCCGCTATAATCCCATCCCCAACCACTGAATACGGGACTACAATATTTTTTATAAAACTTATCATATCCACCAAACTTACAAAGTAGATTCATAATGTCAAGTTGTGGGGCTAAGTCTGATGGGCCGGATAACATTGGCGTGCCACTCAACATAAATACTTTTCGGGAAAATGACGTACATTCTTTGGCTAGTATATGCCGTTGTGAATATCTTCCCTTTAGGTAATGACACTCATCAAATACAATACCATGATACATTCCTCTTTTACACCACTCCTTAGCATACTTCAATCTCTCATAGTTTGTTACGGTTATTAGCCCACCGCAATAATTGTCCGGAACAATATCAATTCCCAACCACTTCTTTATTTCGTTACACCAATTCAGCTTTAATGAAGCTGGACAGACTACCAAGAATCTTCTATTCTTTTCAAGGTGATGTTTTATTCCGAATAACATCGTTGCTGTTTTGCCTAGCCCCATCTCATCAGCTAATAATAATTGGTGTGACTTCTGGATAACCTTTACTGCTTCTTTCTGGTATGGTTTTAAGGACATCTCCACCTCCTATTATATCATACTTAATCTTCAGTATCAAGTCTTAAATAACAAATATCCCCATATATTTTTTCTAGCCCGTTCATATAGCAATGATACTTACACACTCCGGGCCTTCCCAACACTTTGCATCCAAATGTCCCATTCCTCTGTATTTGGGCATACTTTATACACGCATACTTCCCAGCTTTTATTGCCATGAGCCTCTGTACTGACTCTACCAAGTTGTGTCTTCTTGTGTTGTATCCTCTTACGCTACCTGTTAGGAGTGCCAACTCTACATTCGTCACATTAAACCTCCCTATCCCATCTTGCACTTACTCCAAAACCCAGCGTTACCATAGTGCATGACATATTGCAATTTCATTTCGTCACGATACTTTACTTCTCCCCCAAGTTGTTTTATAATATATTGCCTATCACTTATAATATGAGCGATAAGTGTTTCCAACTTATCCACGGGAAAAAATATTCTCTTAACCCCATTATTCTTATATATCCTCATTTCCCCCACTTTACCAACTTCTACATTATACCGATAAGATAAACCTTTCTTGCCTTTGTGGTCTGCAATGCGAATTGTATGGAGAACCCCATAATCCACCTTTATATATATACTTGATGTCGTCATTGCGTGGTAGTACTGCACGGTAATTCCATGCTTTTTTAGCTTATTAATTAGATACTCGCAAATTTGTTCTGCTTTCATATTTTTCCTGATTACCTTTCCAATAATTATCGCCCCCCGTAAAACAATTCTAGCATTTCTCTTTCATATATCGCAATAGACTTTATGCCCATCCTCGATCGTATACCATACATGATAGTCATATGTAGTAATTCGCTATATTCCGGTTGGGTATTTTTTGACGGTTTCATCTCTTGAAGGGCTTTGGTCATTATTGCCAACTCCGTAATCGATTTGTCTCTCCGAAATATCATTGTAACAACTCCCTCAGTTTTTCTTTTATGTCCTGAAAATTATCTCCTATTATCATCCCAATACCATTCCCATATATTTCATTCTTTTTTGTCGCATCTTTAAAACTCCCGTATCTCCTATATATGGAAGTAATGTCTGCTAGCCGTTCTATTATTTTATTCAGTGAATAATTGGCATCTGGGAATTTATTTTTGGCTATATCTAAAGTCTGTTGCATAACTATATCAACTCCTAAGTTGTTTCATTTCTTTCTCCAAGTCTTTAAGTATGATAAAACGACCCCCAACCAATGTCCGATATGGCATTGGTCGCGTATCATACCGATTAAAATAATATCTTGCTAGGGTTAACATCCCATTATAATCTTTTGCCTGATATCTACTACGACCGTTAATTCTTAATAAATGGGAAACGTATGCTAATTTTTTATTTCTATACATGTTTACACCTCTATTGTGATAAAAGTAAATTAAGTCTTGCAAAAACTGGATATGTCCTAAAAAAACTCCCGCAAACAATTATCGACGGCACTAATTCTCCGTGCCATAAGAATGTTTTATACAATGGGGCGAAAGACAGTGCCTCGTCGTTACTTCTAAATTCATCTGTCCTGTTCTGTATGTATACTGTCATTATGGTAAGTTCTTTTATATTATACACGATACCCTCCAAAGGGGACGGGGGAAAGAATCCCCCATCTTACTAAATCTGTTTGAATGGTAATAATCTTGTAATCCCCTGTTCTATCTTGACTTCAATAGTACCTTCTGGAACCATACTAGAGCAATCATCTTCATAGAACGTTAAGAGGATGTCTCCATCGTCCGTGGGGATATTGTCTTGAACCAAGATGTCATACTTAGTTTCAAAAGCCGCCGCGATCTTATCAAGGTCTTTTTGGTTTATGCCTGTCCCTGACACTTTGACAATACCATATACTTCATACTCGTTTACTGGCAATTCTTTCAATTTCTTTTTATCTTTCTTGTAATTAACTACCGAAGCCACGCTACCATTTGTCGAGGCTTTCTTATTGTTTTTATATGAATACCCCTTGTAGTCATAGCCACAACCGCAATTATCCCAACTCCCCTGATACACATACGATTTGTATGAAGAGTTGCTGTACAGGGCTTTGCTATCTCTACTCTGCACAAACGCACCACTTGTAACAGTCTTATCCGGTGTCATAAAGGCAAACCGAGACGTAGTATAGAGTTCCAACAAATCAATCGTTACGGCTTCTGTGAGGCGTTCTCCCAACCGACTAAGGATTTCTTTGTCAAACACCATTGTGTCCGACTGTTTGGATGACATACCACCCTTAGGAGTAAATTCTGTAAGAATACCATTGTGAGCGAATGCAGACGTTGAGTTAGCGGATACGAGAGCCATCTCTTTATAATTATCTGTGATGGGGAATGGATGGCAACACGCACCAGACACTTTCCCCGACGTTGCAATTCGGAAGTGGAATACACGGTCAACATCTTTCGGTACCGTCCGTGCCATAGCCCAGAAATCATCAAACGTCATAAACCCTTTCTCAATGTGGACGTGATCTCCCTGTTGAAACATCATACCAGCCCCGTCATGATTTACACGGAAACATTCTTTCAATTCTTTCTTGTTTAAGTCCAAACCTTTTTTATATACAGCGATTACGCACATAGTATTTTCTCCTTTTTAATACCAAATATAATATATTAACCTACCTGAGTGTAGTCATACCCATTAACTTGAGGGCTTTCGAAATCAGCGTCAAGTTCTGCGATAAAATGCTCACAATTTCCATCCTCAACAGCAACCTCTCTGATGTCATCCCATCCGAAATTGCTTTTACCACTCTTAGCCGTTAGTGATAGGGCATGAGCAAACTCGATAATGGCCCACATGTGACTTGCTTCGTTTGTTGTCTTAAAGAATCGGAGTTCCAAGTTACTAGAGTTACTAAGGTTTACGGCGGAACAATGCCGTTCCAACGTATCAATAACCCCGCTTGTACTAAGCCCATCAACACAGTGATGTTCGCAATACCCAGTTCGGTTTGGATTACGTCTACCAAACTTTATGCAGTCTGCATAGTGAGTCATTACGAATACCCCAATTTCAGCAACCGCGTCTTTACCTAGCGGTGCGTTAGAGATATGAACATGGATACCTGAGCTATCATCCGGCGACAACCCTTCTTTGTTTAGAATGTCCATGTATGTATCCAAATCCTGAGTTTGTTTCCAGTACTTGAATGTCATAGCGTCACTGATAATTTCCATCCCGTCATGCACGGAAGAATCTGTTTCTATCTTCCGACTGAACATATCGGTTAATTTCTTAGCTAAATATCCGTTCCGGCCTACGTTTGGCACTTCATGTTCCACGCCAATGTAGATATTCTTGCTAAGTGGGTTCCCCCTGTTACTACCGAGACTGATAAACCGTGGGTCTCTACTGCCATGATAACCATGGATATAATCTGTGTAACGTTCCCCGAAGCAGGAATGGCACCACACTTCCCCACTCTCTTCATCTGTCTCCATCTGATCGGCAAGATGATAATCTCCGCAATTACTGCACTGTAAAATTTCTCCTCTCTCTACTGCGGTATGTAAGCATGACTGGCAATACCACTGCCCGTCTACCACTCTCATATCAGACTTCTTGTGCCATTCTCCGCACGCGGAGCATTGCTTGTATTGTGTTGCGCATTTTGCGCATATATGATGAGTACCGACATCTTTCATTTCACTTTCTGGAACCCATTTACCGCAATCAGGGCATTGTACAAAACTAGCTCGGCATGTTTCACAAATATAACCATTATGTTCTGTAGCTCCAAGATCATCAAAGTCATGTAACTCTCCGCACACGGAGCAAGCAATCTTGAATCGACTCAGATCACTCAGATTTACAACAAACGGACGATCTTCCCATTCAATCAGCGCCAACTTATATTCATCATTTACTGCCAAAACCTTAACAACTTTTTTTTCACTCATATTGTCTTCTCCTATTGTAATTTTATCCAAATGTGTAATATCTATAAATAATCCTCTGTTGCTTTTTATCCTACCTAGCAAGCTATTACCCATGAATGGCTTTTCTCCGAAAGGGAATACCACACAGGCAAATGGTTCTGAAATGTCTATAACAACCCCCTGTCTGCCAACCCACTCATTAAATTCGGGGTCTGCTACCCTTATAATATCTCTAATATTAATGTCTTCCATTTATCCTCCTATGAAAATAATTCCCCCCATTCCTTGTCTATAGCTCTAATCGAGAACATCCAACATCTATCACAATCGGCATTAGCGGGTATGGTGCAGATGTTGTCTGGCGGGCATCCATTGTGGAACCATGTACTATCGTCCCAGTTTTTATTTATTACTATATCTGAATAATAAATCTCCGTTGTTCTTATTGTTGTTCTCCAACCCTCTAAAATACTTCGTTTGAAAACCATAGACCTATATTTTATAGTCAACACCTTTAACCCAATCCTTGATATCTCCTTCATTTGTCCTCCTCTCGCCTATATTATATCACGTCCATATGATTTGTCAAGTAAAAAGTTTTTTTATGTCCTCTCTCACCTCTCTCTTTTTGGTGTGCCAACAAGCGCAACAATTATTTACAAGGCAACGATTAACATTATCATAGTCGGCACAACAAGTCTCTTTAAAGCCAGCTAGAATCTCATTTTCAATTCTAAACCACGAAGATAACCCCCCACTTTCTCTATAACTTCTAGCAACTACGGTTAGTTCGATTAGCTTCCTTCTCGACATGTTTTTTATCATGTATCTACCTCGTAAAAAAGCGTATCTATCTCTTTTTTTACCACGTTTAGGGACAGCTCCCAGCAATCTTTGCATTGGATATTGTCGCAAGCGTCTGGACGATAAGAGTGGGCGCAAAGACAATGGCGAATTCTATCAAAACCCATTTCTTTCATAGCGCTAATTGGCCTCTCTAACATATCTTTGTCACATACGTTATCCCTATAGCTTCTTATGAGAGTGGTTAATATTACCATCTGATAACGGCTTAATTTGTTCTCCACACCTAATCACCTTTTCCCCAACAGCTTGTTATTCTCTTTCTGCCTTTTTAATACTTTATCTTCCCAGCAATCGTGGCACAATATTCTACCACAGGGATATCTCGGTTCGCAACAGCCAATTATACCCCAAGGTAATCTCCCATCTCGGTACCGTTTTTTAGCCATGCTCTGTATACTTTCCCACGTTTTGCCTATGTATTGTGGAGTTATTTCTTCCCCAGCCCGCTTACTAACTTCTACCCATATAGATAGTATAGCGAGTTTCCTACTGTTCGTTAGCCTCATCACCAAAATCAACTCCTAACAACTTATACTCCTTTTCTATTTCAAGTTCCTCTTGCTTAAAACATCCCATGCAACCTCCTTCTGGACACTCTGCGCATATATGTTTTGTTCCATCAGAGAAGTATTTAGTATAGAGATTGGTACAGTTACAGCCGTGATTATGCCAAGCCTCAAATTTGTCATCCCAATAATCATCCATAGCTTCTTCTACTATATTCCCGAAGGTGTGGCCTATCTTATTCATTTTTCCGCACGGCCCTTCATTTGACGGTGGCATCCCCTCTTCCCTTCTTAGCTCCGCCATCCTAATTTTCGCCCTCTCCATACTCACGATATATAATATTTGTTGTCTATTCATTATACCTCCTTATTCGTCGCCAAATGGTACCCCCAGCAACTTATAGTCTTCTTCTATTTCTTTTCTATCCTCATCAAAACACTCCTTACAAGCGCCGGAATAGTCCCTTGTGCAATCACCTACCATAGATATCCTCCTACAATTACATCCGTGTCCCATGTCGGCCTTAAAGTTACTCTTCGCATCAGCATAGGAAACAAGTTCATCAAATGTCATCCGCGTGGAATCATTCGGCCCTATGTTATCTAATCCGAGTTGTTTCTTCCTTCTTTTTGCAAGCTCCATGCACACTAAGTATAATATTTTCTCTTGTTCCATTTGCCCTCCTTACGAAAGGTGATATGCTAGAGTTTCGGGGTCGCGAGAAGAAATGTAGTTAAACATCTTTTCTGCGGAAGAAAACTGAATGCTTCTACCTTTTGTTTTTACGTAAAAAGTACCTTTATACTTCTCGAACCGAATCCCAGCCTTGCGAAATTTTCTTTCAAAAGACAATGACTTTAACCAATACTTACGGTCAACATATCTCTTTTTTAAAATAAACATTGTTATCATCCCTCTTTCTTTGTGTATTATACATCACATATGATCATCTGTCAAGGAAAATACGTTTAAATTCTTTCGTTTTTTTATACTTATTTATTGCGTCCTCCCAGCATCCAGTACACCCATTGCCGCGACACCGTATTGGAGGGCAGTAATATAATCTTGCCGTTCCAATAAAATGTTCTAGTCTTTTCATCCTCGGGTTCCCCAGTATTATATTTGCGACCCGAAATGTAGTTTTCATTTCGGCATTTGGTTCGTTCCTAAAACACATAGTTAGAACCACCAAAACGTCATTTGAATACATTACATCACCTCATATATCTCCCGATCTCTTTTATAAATTTTTGATTGATGATATTTTTTTATGGCCCCCTTCCAACATTGGTGGCAACTATAATAAGAGGAGCATGGGAGGACGCGCTGATTATCGCTAGGGCAACCAAAGTGTACGATTCCACTGCCCCAAATAAAATAATCTGCGATAGCTTTTATTTCTCTCTCGATCGGTAGTCTAGGCCCTGTATAATCTCTACAAATTAAAGTCATAATCTCTAAGGCTTCCTTTCCAAACTCCCTTTCCATATCTCCTCCTAGTCTACATACGTCCCGTATATAATTCTCCATTCCGTTGTAACAGAGGGGTTTTCTGTGGCATCTATTCTAGCCATCTCTTTCATTGCTGGTATACCAACGTCAAGAGTTTTTACTCTGAGTACAGTCGTCCATTCGTCCTCATGGTCATACGGAGTATCATATGACCGTTCCCGCATTTGTATTGAAACGTCCATGTTTTGTAAGTCAAACATTTAATATCACCTCTCAGTAAAGGAACTTGCAAGCCAAATACATAATATATAATATTGTGTATGACAACACTAGCCAAGCCAGCGCATAAGCAATATTTTGTTTTGTAAACATTTTACTTACCTTCTTTCCAACTAATTGATATTTTCGTCCGCCCACCGTAGTCTATTGGGGATTTACTAATGACATACCACATCTGCCGAAAATACCAACATATTTTTTCTATCTCCTCGTCAAAAAGATCATCTAAGTATACCTCTGTTATGTAATTACCTTCGTCTACCGCTTCCATTATTTTTACGCTGATCATATCTATACTGCGGTAATTCTTCCTACCGTGAAAGAACGGTATGAGATATACTATCTGATTGCTATATTTTTTTTCTATGTATTTATTTCTTTTGCTAATCTCGGATATCCTTTTTTTATTATTATTCGCTATCGCTAGATTCCTAGCTTCTTCCGCATTTATCATTTCGCTCCCTCCCAACCGATTTTTAAAATATATGTATGTTCCCTCTCTGATAGTACATATGCCATATATCCTTTATCTTGTAAGTAATCAACAATATCATATACGGTTTTTCTATTAAAATCCTCAATAGTAAAATTAGTTTCGCTTTTCCCGTCCTCTGCCGTCTTAAATATTTTATCATCTATCTCAGACAATATAAGTGAAAATGCTTTTTCAAGTAGATAAATGCGCATTTTCTTTGTATCTATTGCAACTTGAGTCTGTATCCATACTTCTCCCGCTGTTCTCATTTAGAATTCCTCCTATATAATTCGTCGTGGTCAATTTCGCGCTGTTCGGCAGGTGCGGATGTAATTATTGTAGGGGGATAACCAACAACTTCGTTACGTATTATTTCATATACCGGATACATTATATGCTTGTGCATTAGATATAAGTTTTTTGGCGAGACTTCCGATTTTAGATTTGTTACGTCCTTAACTTTAGTATATCCTAAAGTTACAATGTTGTCAAGTGCCTCCTCTAAGCTTTCAATTCTCTTATGCAATTCTCTTATATAGCTAAAATTTGAGTCGTATAGTTGTTTTGTGTATTTCTCTTGATAATCAAGTTCTCTCATAACTTCTTTTCTAAACATAAACATTGTAATTCCTCCTATTCATACAATACCGCGTATGGCATTATCGTCATATCACACCTCTATTTCATTCTCGATAACATAATCAACCAACTGGTCGATATCAATAGGGCCGTCCATGTCTCCAAGGCTATTAAAGCTAGTGGCTTCACCGTTGTCTTTGATATAAACATAGTCGTCACCATAGCGATATCGCTTACTTTTCACGATCCCCATGAGTTCGGCTCTGTTAAGGCCATTAAGGAATGTATCATTGTTAAAATCTATTCGTTCCCACCGATTATCCTCAGCGAACTTGTTCCAATTATATATAAAATCATCCGGTGTCATTTGTAAAAGTCTTGATTTAATCTCATTTTTGTCTGCAATCATGGTAATACCTCCTATATATCTAACTTACGTTTTTTAACTTCTTTAGCTTTAGGCTGGGGGAATCTAACCTTAGTAATGTCAACCTTTGTTATATTTCTTGTATCTCTCATTTCTAGGTAGTATTCCCCTCTCCATACAAATATCTTACCTTTTCTCCCGTTCTTAAATTGGATAGTCATACCTATTTATCTAATCTAGCCTTTTTGCCAAATAATCTAGGCAATGCCACACAAAACACACCATAATCAAGGCTAAAAGTATCTTTTGGATTGCAAATTGCATATGAGTTAGCCCTATGCCCATTTTTAACCTTTGTTAGTCGTATTTTTTTACCTTCTACGTGTACCAATATATTATCCGGCAACTGATAGTTATGTTTAAGTTTTAATACTGATTGGGACGAAAACGAGCCTATATTATCAAGATCAACCACCTGATTGCCGATAATATTTCTAACTACCGACATCCTACCAATAAACGCTTTGTTGAGAACTTCTAATAACACTACCTTATCACCTTTGTGTAATTCTTCTCCCTGAACGTCAGTAACCTTTTTGATAACCTCATATTTTTTAAACACGTTTTCCGGCATTTTTGCTGTCCTACTTGAGTTTATGTCCTTTATGCACATAACAGCTTCGGAAGTTACGTCATAACGGGGGGATAGCATTAGGTCTTCTTCATCAAAAAACCAGCAATCATGATATTCGCTAGGCTTACCCTTATATCTTTTATGGGTTTTAAGCCCCGATCCAGTATGCAATATAAGGCCTTCATTTTCAATAAATACCAAAGGATATTTAACAAGATATACATTATCCTCATGTTCGGTATAATATCCTTGTATTACCCCGTGGCGACCCCTCAGCATCATATCGGCGCCTTTAAGTCCCCCTCTGTTTTTCGCAAATACGCGATCTCCTAGTTTAAATTTCATTTTTATTTCCTCCTATTCAATTAAGAACTCATCATAACCGCATGTTATGTGGCATTTGCTTCTTTTCTTTATATTCCATTGTATCGCGTCAATATCTTGACTATCTAAAGTATAACAGTTTTCGAGTAGCTCGTCAATACAATGGTTTAAGCTTCCTTGTGTAATTACCCTCCCGTTTATTAATAGCTTCATTTTAATCATCCTCCCTCATCAGTGCCATATAGCCTATGGCATACGTGAGAGTATGCGTCTCCTCTTCACGTTTCGGGAAACAGTTCTCGTACTGTCAGACGATAATAGATTTGGGAATAAAGTAAGTAGTTTGACGCATGAACGGTTTTAGCCCCGTCAGGCACGAACATTAAACTGCTACCTCATGTTTCTATCATATCATATTCTATTGGCTCTGTCAATATAATCTTGTAAAGATTGTAGGCAAGGCGGCAAACAATAATTCACATTCTTACATTGATGATACCATACGTTTATACCGTCGGACTTCTCGCGCTGTACATGACGCTCTCACCTCCTTTGTGCGTGTCTAGTACCAGTCGTCATTGTCATAATATTTTTTCACATCAGCCCCCATTTCAGAGAGAGCTTTTAAGCATTGTAACTCATGGTCTACACAACCTCTGAAAATGATATCTCTTGTTCCCCTAACACTCACATCAATCCCCTGCATAGCCATCTCCGCCATGGCATTTGCAAAACAATAGTCCTCATGATTTAGCCCAATGCTGTTAATGATATCCCCTAATTCTTCCGGTGTATAACTCAATTTCTTTCCCATTTTATCCTCCAATTTTTACAAAATATAAGCAATCTAAGCCACGTTCCCACGACCGGATATTTTTGGTCGCAATTTTAACTTCATCATTGAAGTCCTCTTTTGTAGTGCCAACCAAAGTAAACTCAATGGGACTAGCTATTTGTATATCGTCGTGATTCATGTACACTAGCAAGGTATTGCCTTTCTTAGCGTGTCGATATGCGGCATTTTTAGGTACTCTCATATATTCCTCGCCGTCTTTTATGACTCTCATTTCTTTAAACTGCACTTATATACCTCCTATTACCAATGGAATTTACCTTTTCCGGGCTTAATTACCCAATTCGGATAAAAACCGCCTCTTTCGTTTAGGTATAGAATCCCTCTTATTTTCTCTTGTTTACCTCTTTTACCAACGATGTTCGTAGGCTGAACAATATTGAAAACATCTCTAATAATTCTTTGTATACGCCCCGTTGTGACACTATATTTACGGTCATCAAACCTAGCAAATTCTCCGTCCGTCCTAAATATCTCTGTTTGATATGACTTAATAACATACTCATTATCATCCGTATAGTATGCCGAGACAGACTCTCCTACGAATGGTACGCTGTGTCTGATTTTATCTGGCATATCTTTATATGTAGTTTTCATTTTATTACGCCCCCTTATAGTAATACAGAATCTTGAATTTCTTCCGTTGCGAGTGCTATTGACTCTTGATTCAGTCCGGCCTTAATACCTTTTATTGCACCGCATACTTTTTCGTAAGTGGTAAATAGTAACTCAATTTTGAATGTCTTCTCGGTTATAACCTGCCCGTTTTCATGAGTATACACGCCCTCTGCGCCTACAAACGTAGCGCCGTCAATTCCATTCTTTGCAAACTCTCCATTGATAATGGATTTTGCCTTTTTAACAGAGATAATTTGTTTCTTTAAATCCTTGTCAGCTAAGCCGACGTATAACGTATATCTTTTCATATCAACTCCACCTTTCAAAGTTATTATATCACGTTTTTACAGCTTTGTCTACTGTTTTTCCAGCCACTCTTTCAACTCGTTCATATCAAACGGGCATTTAAAATCATCTAAACTATTAAAACTAATTAAGTCATCTCCTATTTCTGATAGGGTAAAAAAATTGTCGTCCGTAGAATATAATCCAGTTTCTACCATCCACGCCATTTCCCAAGGGGTAGATTCGTTGAACCAGTGGTTAAAGTGGTCAGGAATATTTTCATGAATCCTATCACCTTCTCGTCCTTTTTCGCCAATCATGTCATTCCATAAACCAATCAATTCCATATCTGTTAAGTTTTTTAAATTTACCATGTTAATTATTCCTTTCTTGAAAACGGCATCCAAAACTGAAATATGTTTTATGTGAAGAAATTTCTATAAACCTAACTGGCTTATAAAAACCAGTACGATGTCTAAAACCTATAGCACCTAGACGAGCAAGTTCTTTTTTTGTAAGTAACTGCCCTTCTACTACCGGAATGTGAGATACACAAACCGCGTTTTTGTTTTTTGTGATGATAACTCCATCCGTCATGATTTTATAATATTTCATTTTAACTCCTCCTCTACCTATCTCATCAGTGTATAGCCAGTAACCGCTATACAGACAGGGCAAATGCCCTGTTTCGATTCGCCCACCTGTCACGTAGGAAGTCTTTCTGTAAATTCAATTTTCAAAGAACAGGTGTTCGCGTGGGAAACAACCCACGTTCCCGTTTTCATACTGGTTACATTCTCAGTAATAGCAAGTTACTATTACCTATCCGACCACTGCCGGACTTTCTATGGCTCTATTATACAACCCTTGATTCAACTTGTCAAGCAAATCTTTTTTGAATGTAGACTGTCGCTATCTGCCGTTTCTACACCGGGAGATTTACTGGTTTGTCTCGTCAGTATACAGAGAACCATTCTGTATATACGGGCATTGCCCGTTTCGACCTCTACCTTTCTCCTTCATTCTACCATACTATTTCTTGCCTGTCAAGGGATTTTGTGTGCCTGGCGACTGCCGATATTATCCGTCCTTCCAATCTGTCTGTCCCTTGACACTTACTATCTTACATTATTTTGACCTGTTTGTCAAGCCTTTTCTTTACAGTGATTCCCAACCCGTTTTTTCGAGGTACTGGATGTCTACACATCCATATGCTTCTCCTATAGAATCAAGAGGGGCAAAAGACGAATCGTTTGAAGAAAGGCCGTGAAAGTAAACCTTTCCGCCCCCGTCCACAAGCCGGAATTTGTGAACGCATTTTTCTTTGATAAACCTTGCGGTTTTATATCCGGTCAACTTCTTTTCACCTGCGTTTGTGTCATTGATAAAATCCTTTGTAATTATGAACATATCGGTCGCCCCTTTTCTAATAACCATTAACTTAACTTGCAAGCTCATTGTACCATGTAGTGAAGGTGTTGTCAAGGAATATTTTGAAATTGGTGGGAAAACATTTTCACGTTCTCCTATAATGATATATATATAAGAAACAATACCTAGTATGGTATATACCTATAGGGAGTAAGAGTATAAAGGTATACCCAGTTAGGGTATGAACCCATAGGGGGTATAAGTACATAGGTATAGGGGGTATGGGTATGGCATTTGGAACGGCGGGAAAAAGAAGAAACGTTCCTATTTAATAATAACCCTATTCTTTATATATACAGTAGTAAGTAGTAACAGAGATTAAATGATAAAGAGTATTTGTTAGTAGTTTACATTATTAGATAACTAAAAACACAGAAACATATAAAAATAACTAATAATACTTAAAAATACATAGTTTTAGACACTTCATATCCATTACTAATACCCATTACTTAACAATAATTATTCCTTAAGAATGGCTTAACAGAGCCGTTTATAGCGATAATGAGTATCATTCTCAGGGGGTGGGGCTTCGTCAGGGCAAAGGAATGGCGGGGGGGCGATATTAGGGAAGTTATTCCAATCTTATACGTCCATTTTTTTACCAAATTACGTTTTCCAAAAAATTTTTTACAATTTTCCATACCTATTTATATAAATATACAGCGTTTTTGCATAAAACTATCATATAACACGGGGTTTGTACCGACAAATGCTAATATATATACAAATATAGTGTAGTAATGTACTGATAGTAAGACAAAAGAAAGTAAAGAAGACGAATAATAGTGTAAAGGGGAGATATAATATGGATAATAAAGTAGTAATGGCGAAGCTGTTTAGTGACGCTAAGAAAGACTTATTGTTATTCAGAAAGGTTTTCCTTCCAGTCCCCGGAAAAGAATTACCAACGCCGGAATACCAGAAAGAATGGGGCAATGTATTAATACGAGGAGAGCATCATTACGCGGTCGAGGGCTATCGTGAGTCTGGCAAGTCCAGTTTAGTACTCAGGGCCTTTCCACTACACTGTTTAACATACCCATCCAAGAAGAACCAATACATTGTATTCATTATGGCAAACCAATCCAGCGCCAGTAAGAGGCTAAAGGAAATCGAGACAGAATGGTTACATGACGAATTACTTTCGATGAATTTAGTTAGGGTAGTAGAGCAATCCGCTACTGGTTTCGAAGTTATTGTAAAAGATGATAATGGAGAAGAAATGTGGGTACGGCTAGAGGCCTATGGTAAGGGTTCCGCAGTCCGTGGATTATTGGTACATGATTGTCGTCCCTCGCTCGTTCTGATTGATGACCCGCAAGATACGGACGATAGCAAGTCTGACACGGTACAAGAAAACGACTGGGAATGGTTCTTATCTGACATCCTGTTTCTAGGGAAAGAAACCCGTATATTTCTAATTGGGAATAACTTAGGTGAGAAATGCCTAATAGAACGGATTATTGAGAACCAGAAAGACCTTGGGTTTGTAGGGGTACGTATTCCCATACTTGATATGGAGGGTAATAGTGTATGGCCTGAACGGTGGAGTACTGAGGATGTCATAGCAGAACGAGAAAGTATGAGGCGTATTGGGAAGTTAGATGTATGGGAACGGGAGAAAATGTGCCTAGCTATTTCCCCAGAAAGCCAATTATTCCGTAAAGAGTACTTCCGTTACTACGAACCGCAGAATCTTCATATCCGAGACTTAAATGTATTCACTACGGTCGATTTAGCCATCTCTAAAAAAGAAACAGCCGACTATACAGTAGTATGTACAATCGGCGTAAATGCGGATAATCAATGGTTCCTGTTAGATGTCCAATTCGGAAGATGGGATCCCTCGGAAAGTATGGATCATATATTCGAAGCGGTAACACGGTATAAGCCCTTATACGTAGGGATAGAAAAGGTAGCATACCAAGCGGCGTTATCTCACTTTATTGAAAAGGAAATGCCTAAGCGTAATATATTCTTTACGACAAAGGACTTGGAAGCGAAAGAGAAGAAAGAAGAACGTATTAAAGCAATACAACCTAGGTTCAAAGCTGGTACTGTTATGTTTGCTAAAGGAGCTAGTTACCTAGGAGAATTGGAAAGTGAACTGTTAGCTTTCCCGAAGTCTCTACATGATGATTTGATTGATGCACTGGCATATCAAGATCAGATTTACTTCGCTCCCGTAAGCTCATTTGAAAAAGTGGAAGGGGAACAAATACCCCTAGCAGGAGCTATGTAACGGGGCTTGACAAAACCTGATTTATATGATATAATATAACTAACCTCAAGAGAGAGGAGTTGATTAGTATTAACGGTACTACATCTAACATAATCTGAGAGGGGGTGGTCAAAGAATCATGTCCGAACTTTGTAGCCTGTCAGAATGGGTGAGTTTGGTAGGACATTCCTTTTAAGGAGGACGACATGGATAAATTTATAGAATGTTGCAAGGGATTGTTTGTTGTTTTACTTGCTGTATTGGTAACAGAGGGCATTGGTGTAGCGGCGTATAACGCATTTGATATGACTGGTTTTATCTTATCTGGCGTTATTGTAACGGCATTCATTGGTTATATAGCCTCTGATATCACTATCGGCTAATATTGCGGGGTATTTTAATGGCAGAATACTAGGCTCATTCCCTAGTGACGAGTGTTCGACTCGCTCTCCCGCAACCATGCTTGTGTGGCGCAATGCTAGCGCAACTGACTTGTAATCAGTAGGTTGAAAGTTGGAATCTTTCCACAAGCTCCATACACCTTGGTAGTTCAATGGTAGAGCGCCTGACTGTTAATCAGGAAGTTGTAGGTTCGAATCCTACCCTTGGTGCCACATAGGGGAGTCGTTCAATGGCAGGACATGAGACTTTGACTCTCAGAATCTTAGTTCAATTCTAAGTTCCCCTTCCAAAATGGAGGAATAAAAGTCGGCATTCCTCAGCTATAATGAGTGATGTAGCACGGTTATGGTACTGCACTACAGATGGCTAAACCTACAGTGATGTCATCATGGGCGCCGCCCCTAATAGTCGAGGGATAAAAGCAGACTAACGATACGTACATCGGGACTTATATTGTATGTCTGATCTATAGACGGACTTGATGTGGTCTTGATTTCCTTTTGGAGGGTTAGCGGGTTAAATGCCTCCCCCATGGATGATTGGCAGAATGGCTATTGCAACTGTCTTGAAAACAGTCAAACCGAAAGGTTTTGTGGGTTCGAATCCTACATCATCCTCCAACATGTTAGGGTGGGCGAGTGATTAATGCCAGCAGTCTGTAAAACTGCCCTCTTCGGAGTTCGTAAGTTTGAATCTTACCCCTAGCACCACATACTAGACTGGTGCAACTGGCAGACACAATGGTCTTAGAAGCCATAAAGTAAGGGTTCGAATCCCTTGTCTAGTACCACATATTTGATTTAAGAGTCGCTCTACGGAGCGACTTTTTTATATGCAAAAAAAGGATGGAGTTGTTATTATGAAGTGTCATGAAGACCCAGACTTTTCAGATCACAAGTTATATGGCCCGTTTTTAGACGTTGGCTTTAATTTTATTGTAAATGTAGATCGGGTTACAAGTATAATACCGATGCTCGGATTAAAAGCAAAGCGTCTATACCTAGAAAAAAGAGACGCTGGCCTCATTATTGATGCTACGCGGGGACGTAAAAAGCAATGCCTTATCGTACTGGATACAGGCGAGGTAGTAGCATGTGCGTTTAGACCGAAAACAATTATTGACAGACAGTTCTAAGGAGGTGTAACGTTGAGTTTTATCCAAAATAACAGTAATCCTTCGCTCGACCAAATAGACACGAGCCTTGTTACTGCGGTACAAAGAGACATACAAGACGCAGAGGATTACCAAACTGCGGTAATTCTTCCTACCGTGAAAGAACGGTATGAGATATACTATGCGGATAAAGACTATTACGCTAGGAAATTCCCTAAACTGTCTAAAGTATCCTCTTTGGTATCCACTGACGTAACAGATACAATCGAATGGGCGTTACCATCTCTTACTAAGGTATTTACGCAAGGTGACGAGATTGTTACGGTACAAGGCGTAACAGAAGAAGATGACCGTAACGCTGATGTCATGCAGGAATTGCTGAAATACCAGCTACAGCGCCAGAATAGGTTCTTCCCAATCCTATATAACTGGATGAAAGATGCTTTGATTACTGGTATGGGCATTATAAAATGCTACTGGGAACGTAAAGAAGACACACAGTTGATGGAACAGTCCATGAACTTACGCGCTTTCCAGCAGTTATCTCAGTCTGGGGTACAAATCCAGTCCGTTGATGGCCCTGACCAGTTCGGTATATTCAGAGTACAGTATTATTCCCCATATTACGTAAAAAACGCTCCAATGATAGAGAATATACTGGTATCGGAGTTGCTTTATTCATCAGATGCCAAGACTCTCGATGAAGCTAATTTCGTAGCTCACAAGAAGAAAGTTACTATGAGTTACCTTCGCGAACGAGAACAGCAGGGAATTTACGCCAATATAGACCAAATAACTCCCAAGCCCATTAATTCATTCGTATATGACGACGAAGTTGAAATGGTTATTGGTGATAACTACCAAGGCATGAGCCGTGAGGCTGATGACGCGAGAGCAGAGGTAGTAATTTACGAATGCTATACAAAGCTCGACTGGAATAACGATGGTGTACTGGAAGACCTGATTGTAACGATTTGTGATGACGTTATCCTTCGGGTAGAGCCGAATTACATGGGTAGACATCCATTCTTCTCTATCTCACCAACGAAAGACCCTCACCGCATCTGGGTTAAGCGTTCTTACGCCGAACTAATTGGGGAGCTACAGGACTTAAAAGTAGCCCTGACTCGTCAGATTGTGCAGAATATATCGCTTACAAACGACCCTAAAATGATATTATCGGAAGATTCTATCAATATTAAGGATTATGTAGACGGTAGGGCAGTTATTCGGAAGAAAGCAAACCAGCCAATGAATGACGTGGCTATGGCTATGCCAGTAAACCAATTAAGCCCGTATACATATCAATTCCTTGAATATATCGAAGGCCAGAAGGAAAATCGTACTGGTATTACTCGGTATAACCAAGGTTTAGACGCGAATACCTTGAATAAAACCGCTACGGGCATCTCCGCTATCTTAGGACAAAGCTCACAACGGTTAGAGTTAATAGCGAGAATGTTTGCTGAAACTGGATTCTACGAACTATTCCGCTTTTTGATTGGTTTAAATCAGCGGTTTATGGATCAGGGAACAGTAATTCGGCTAACAAATAAAGAATTAAAGATAAGTCCTGATGATTTACAGGGTAACTTTGATTTGATTGTAAATTCTGGTATCTCAATGGCTAGCAAACAGGAAACACAGCTTACACTACAGACAATGATGACTGCGCTAATGCAGGCAAGAGCATCTGGGCTTCCTATTTGTACGCCAGAAAACATATACAACTTGTTTAAGAAATGGATTGAATCTGCTGGCCTTAGAAATTATGCGGACTATATCACGGAACCTGCCCTAGTAGGACAGAGGATGATGATAGAAGAACAGTTAAAGATGCAGGTATTGGCATCACTACCGCCTCAAGCAACGCAAATGTATATGGAAACTGGAGTGTTACCACCGCAGGTATTACTACAGTTGCCGCCTGAATTACAAGCGCTGTTCGGTAGCGGTTATCCGACAGACGGAGGAATGAATAGTGGACAAAACGGAGCTGGAATACAAAACGGAGTTGGAGTCCCAACAACGCCTAATGCAGGCAATGGAGCTGTCCGACAAAGCAGAAATAACGCTGGAAGTGGCGGACAAATGGTTGGAGGACTATCAAGGGTGGATAACAAACAGCCTCAAAACGTGCCAAGACAATCAGGTAATGGGCCTTCGCAACCTTCTAGTGGTGTCGGAGGCTTTTAAAACTTGGCTGAAAGTAAAGATAGATGCAGGAGCTATGGCGGCAAGTGATTTGCAAGAACTACGTGAGGCCGCTAAAGAGCCTAAAGTAACTGACGATTGGTACAAAAACCTATAAGGAGGTATAATGGCAAGACCAACACAGATTTCGTTTAAAGGCAGTCCAGCCGACCAACAGGCTATGGCATTACAGGCGGCACTTAACGCCCCTGCGAATGCTACCCCAGCCAAGCAAGTCACAAGCGGCGAAGAACAAAAAAATAACGTCGTTTCTGCGCCAATATCACAAGCGGTACAGAATTATGTGACGGGAGATTTAATCAATCGACTGGCTGGTACAAATTTGCAACAATATCTTCCGTCAAGTACGGGAGTGAATGACCCATCTACATTTAGTACACAGGGCCAGTTTGGGAGTTCTTGGAGTCCTACGGTATATAATCAAGACGCACTTAATACATACGACCAAGGACTACAGCAAGCACAGGATTGGGACGCTAAAAGCTCACTAAGTCCCGGATTTAAACAGAGAGTATATCAGACGTTGAACGGCCCGCGCCCTGCGGCACAGTTAACCCAATATGTACCGAATGCGGCTCAACAGGCATCTACAACGCCTCTGAACGATGGTTCCTCTACGATGAACCCATCAGACCCATCCCAAGCACAACAATGGAATGTGCAAAAGATACAGGCAGACCATCCTGACTGGGACGCAAATACGATTCAAAACTTTATGGGACAACAGTATAACTGGAAAGCCTATAACGCCCTTGTAAATGCTGGTTATATTCAGCCTACGCAGGAATCACAAAATTGGACTGCGTATCAGCAACAACAGGCTAGACAAGCGGCTATTGCCGCACAACAAGCGCAATATGGTTCATTACCTCAGTATTACCAACCTGACACATCTGGTTATGTAGAAGATACTGGTGGATACGTAGATAATAGCCAGCCTGCGCAAGAAGAAACACTAGCCCCGTCGCCAGTACCACAGAAAGATGACTCTGGGTATACAATATCAGCTCCTAGCGGAGTATATGAAACACCAGATACATCTTATTATAGCTCGGTAGGGGACGCAGTAAGAGATAAAAACAACTATTGGAAGAGTCTATTTGGACTCTAATTTTACCAACCCATTGAGGGAGTAAAAGGAGATTAACATGGATAAAGAACTCAGCTTTGACATTCAGTTATTCGCGGAAGAACCCGTGGTAACAGAACCTACATCGGGACAACCTGCAACGGAACCCGTTGTAAATACACCTAACGTACCTGCCGAAGCGGTAGTACCCGCGGCAGGGGGTCAGGAGACAGAAGACTTTGATTGGCAGATTGACCCAGCTACAGGGAAAGTAGTCTTTGACGAACATGCGTTCGACGATAAACCGCAGGAATCAGAGGTAAGCCCAGCGCAACCGCCTGCCGAAGAAAAACCAGCAGAAGAACCGCCCGAACAAAAGTACACCGTCAAAGTAAATGGGGTCGAACAGGAAGTAACGTTAAACGAACTCTTAAACGGGTATATGATGCACAGCGATTATTCTCGCAAGACTAAAGAACTTGCCGAGCAACGCCGTCAGTTTCAGGAACAGGCACAGCAAGCGGCACCCCAGCAACCGCAGGGACAAGCCCAACAGCAGGAACCGCCTAAAGTAGACCCGAAAGAGTACTATAAACAACTCTCTGATTATGCTGTCAAACAAGTCGAAGGGAAGTTGGGGGAACAGTTTGATGAATACAATGCAATCCACCAGACAGCTTTAGCTGATGAAATCTCGACAATTAAAGCTCAGGTTTATGAACGCAATGTAAATCAGCAACGCATTGCCTCTGTTTATCAGCGATATGCGCAAGACCCTAATTTTAGAGAAATTGATAACTATGCCGCACAGCGGTTGCAAGAATTGCCCTACAAACAAGCCGTTATTATCCAGAATGCGTTACGTAGTAATAACGCAGAGGTAATTGACGGTTATATGGGAGCTGTTCGAGACGAATGGTATCAAAAACGCGGGTATGTCCCAGCAGGCTCACAGCCAGCTCAGATAGCTCCCACGGTACCTACTCCGGTAGCAACGCCTAAAACGTCTCCGAAACCCCCATTCGCAGAACCTACTGGCGCACAGCAACAGCCCAAACCAGTAGAACAAACGATTGATTATAAAAAACTTGGAAAATTAACGCTTGAACAACAAGCTCTTATGGCTCAGAAATTAGGACTGGGCTAAACACAGGAGGAATAAAAATTGGCTATTATTGACAGCGCAGTACGGTCTGGTACTATCGTAGGTAAAATGGAGGACGTTACTGATTTCATCACCGCCCTTGACCCAGATCAAACGTACTATACAGGTAAATTCGGTCGTACATCTGTTACTTCAACAAAGCATGAATGGTTGAACGATAATCTACGTCCGGCTCGTAAAAACGTAACTCTTGAAGCTACTGACTTCAACGTTCAGGATGCGCGTCCGCGGACTCGTTCTGCTAACTATTGCCAGCAGTTCATGAATGGTTACTCTGTAACTGATACGACTCAGGCAATTAAGAAATACGGTGTGCGGGATGAACTTTCCTACCAGTTCACAAAATGCGGGAAAGAAACGGCTCGCGATCTTGAACGTGCCATTGTACAGCAAACACTAGCGAAAGCAGAAGATACAACTGGAGCAGAATTTGGTGGTGTCCCTTACTTCCTTGACACTGTAACGGCTATCACTTCTATCAGCACTGCTGGCGTATTCACCGTAACAGGTCACGGATTGTTTAATGGCGACCCCATTATCTTCTCTATTCCCGCGGGTGGCGCATTAGATAGTTCATACAAAGCGAACTCCGTATACTTCGTACATGTTGTAAACGCGAACTCATTTACTGTTCATGCAACTGCGACAGAAACAATGGAAGATAACACAGATACAACTGCCATCAAACCGTCTGCCGCTGTTGGTGCCAGCAAAATGCAGTTTACAAACAACAACATCGTAGATGCCGCTACGTCTTCTTCTACGACTGGCGCGAAACTGACGTTCGACCTTATGAACGACGCTATGCAGATTGTTTGGAATCGCGGAGGTTCTCCTGATACCATCGTTTGCTCAGGCAGAAACAAACGGACTATCTCTGGGATGACTCAGGGTGTCCAGAAAACACGTCCGATGGGCGAAAAGGACTTAGTAGAAGTGGTGGATATTATCGAAACAGACTTCGGTCGTGTTGACGTAAATGCTCATCGCCTATACGAAGATGATGTCGTCGACTTTATCGAGTTCCAATACTGGAAACTGGCGTACCTTATTCCGTTCCACACGGAAGAACCGCCTCGTAATGGGACTTACAAAACGAAGAACATCACAGGTTCGGTTACATTAGAATGTACTGCTCCTATTTCTTCGGGACGTATCAAAAATATAGTAGCGTAATCTTAGGGGCTGTGTTTATCACGGCCCCTTTATTTTTGTTTTTGGAGGAATATTATGAGTATATTACATACAGACGTAGAAGTTGACCCTAAAACACATGAGTTTAGGATAAAGCATACGTGGGATGAATATGCCTGCTTAAAAGCCTGCTATGAAGAACGTATGAGTGGCAATCAGGGCTGGCTACATAATGGAAAGGCTAAAAAGCTAGCCATGATACCGAGGGAACTATTCTCTACCGATATCGAATTAAAGAGGTATATGCAACTGCGTGGTGTAGATAATGTAGAGGCTAAGAAAATAATGGATAGATGGCTGATGAAACATCCAGAATACCGTACTAGCTCGATAGGGGGCCGGAAGGAGGTATAAATGCTACGAGTACAGAAGATAGCTACCGCTATCCTCTTCAATCTTAATGAAATGTATGCTAGAAAGCATAGTGACATAGAACTTATAGAAGCCATAAACTCTATTATCAGAACGGTAAACATAATCCTTATCAATAAGGAGTCAAACTGGATAACGAAATCTACCACTCTAAAAATAAAGAATGGAAAGAGTAAAGTCCCGTCTGATTTTGGTAAAATTAAGTCCATTACAGAGACAGATAGTAATTGGGATAAGCCTTTTTGTGGCGACTATCAAATCGTAAAAGACACTATGATTCTAACAAAGAAAGACCAGACCGAAATAGTAAACACATTAACCATGTATTACTATTATATGCTAGATGAAGTATCCGAAATGACGGATGAAATCGACCTACCAGAGCTATTCTACCAGCTTTTTATAGAATATGCAACTGGGCTTATTGATGGCACGTTTGGTAAAACATCACTAGATAATCTTGTGACCTCACAAATAGACTCTCTAAGCGGGGCTACAAACTACCCATTTATAGAACGCCCAGCTCCATTTTACGTATAGGAGGATATATATGACAGTAAACGATATCCTTATATTGGTTCGCCAAAGACTAGGTGACATGCAGAAAATAACCTTTAGCGACGACGAGCTAATAAAGTGTTTAAATGACGCTATGGACGATATGTGTGTTAGCATGTCTACCAGCTACGACCCAGAGATATTGAAAACAGTAACTTTGACGGAAGATGGAGTTCAGCTACCGACAGATTTTATCGCATGGCAAGGTCAATTCCCGTTACTATATAGTACGGATGACGACAATAATACGATAATTACTCCGATAGACCCCGAATGGGAAGGGGACAATAGCACATTGAAGTATTTCGCATATAAAGACCATTTCACCAGCCTCACAGATACAATCCCATTTAGAAGTGGCACTCACGAAAAGACATTGATGAAATTAACTATCCAGCAAATAAAACCATCTGGGGGTGATTCAAATAACAATCAAGGAGCTTCTAACGCAGGGAGCAATACAGGACAGGCTCAGTGATAGCTTAGATAGTGGATATGAAACAGACGAGCTAATCGCATGGGTAAATGATGCCATAAATTTTGTATGGCACGTATTGATAAAAAATAAATATTATGAGGTAGTTGGAGATATAACATTATCGTCATCTCGAACGGACATACCATCAGACTGGTATAAAGCAACAAATCAGGCGGCAGTTATCGTTCGAGGCGGGGAGCTAGAATGTTATGGGAAAACACCCATGGTTATTCGGTATTACAAAAAACCACCGACCATTGACACGGAAGATGATGAAGTCCCACTTACTAACTGGGGACTATTAGACCTAATTGTGCAAATAACAATCGTTCTTGCTATGTCAAATCATGGGTTTGATATGCAAACAGAGTCTGATTTTGCTCAGGCGATTGCGAATCTATTATAAGGAGGGTAAAAAATGGCTGACGACAGTAGCTCAATTATAACCACTTTATCGGACTATTGGAATAAATTACCAGCATCCCTAAATGGCTCTGGGACAAACTTTATATACCTTTTAAAAAATATGCTTAGTGACCTAACGTCAGAGTTGAATGAAAATCTCCAAAATATTAGTGAGATATATAATACCATAACGGATAACTCAGACAAGATAGATACTCAGCTAAAAAACTGCAAGGTAGTAGAAAAGAGAATCGGCACAGCCATTACCCTTACCTTATCTTGGGATTCATCTGATATAGAAAATTATGACGGTGCAGATATATATATAAAAAGAGCAGAGGGGGATTCATCTACAGCTATAGATTGGTCAACGGTAGATACCTTAGCATCTGTTACTACTACGAAGACAAACTCATACGTTTTAAGTAGTGTGAGCGCGGGATATGTATATCACTTAACGTTTTTGGGTAGGAATACATATGGAGGCGTTTCAGAAGAGGATTCTGCTCCCACATTAACATACGTTGTAAGCGCGTTAAATAACGTCCCAGACGCGCCAGTTAATTTAACAGTGCAATTTAATAGATATGGCGTTTTATGGAAGTGGACTCAGCCAGTTGACCTAGACTATGCCTATGCAGAATTAAGAGAAAACGAAAATGCTGGGGAAGCAAGTGGATTGCTAGAAATAACACAAGACACCACCTCAACCATGCTCCCGTCATCTCGTGAAGGCGTGGCATATTTGTTCAATAAGGGCTATGGGGATAAATATTCAGACCCAGCGACGGTAGCGTATTCTAAACCAATCCCGACAGCACCACTGACAGTTACGATAACGAAGACATTCCAAGGACTTACAATTAAATGTTCTGATATTCCAGAAGATTGTGTTGGGGCAGTATTCTCTATTAACGGATTACAGTTTAAATCTCAGAATAACGAATACACATACTTTGCTACGTCTGGTAGCTTTACTGTAAAAGTGTGCTACTACGATATTTTTGGTAATGGCGATTGGTCTTTAGAACAATCTGTATCCATTATAGAATATATAGACCCTGATTGGCTAGCAGATGACTCTTTAACGTTGGAAAAGATGGATTCTGTTATCAAAGATGCGGTAAAAGACGCTCAAGATGCAATACCAAGGCTGGATGGCTTAGATGGTTCTATCACAAGTATAAATACAGCTATATCCGATATAAATACAGATGTGACTGGGTTACAGTCAGATGTGTCTGGGCTAACAACGACAGCCAATGGGCTAACGTCTGATTTATCTGACCTTACAACAGAGGTAACTGGCGTTAAACAGGACGTGTCTGGACTAACATCTACCGTAAATACGCATGATCAAGATATTTCGCAGTTAAAACAAACAGATACCCAGATACAGACCACAGTAGCCTCAAATAAAACGGCACAAGATGCCGTGAATACTTCGGTAGCCAGCCAAATCACTCAGAATGCCGATTCTATTACGACGGTTGTAGCCAACTTAAATAAGGACGCTAGTGATAGCCCTTATGAATCTATATCACAGATAAAGCAAACGGCAGATGGGATATCTTCTATTGTGTCCGCAAACAAAACAGCTCAGGATTCCATAAACTTTCAGGTACAACAACAGCTAGACAAAGCAATATCTACTTGGTTTTATACAGGAGTGCCTACGCTAACGAATGCCCCTGCTAAAGACTGGACAGACGACGATACGAAGAACACCCACATTGGCGATTTGTACTACGATACCAACACTGGTCATGGATATAGATTCTTATTGTCAGGCTCAACGTTTTCTTGGGCTATTATTACAGATACGGATGTAACCGCGGCCCTTGCCGCGGCATCTAAAGCTCAAGATACAGCGGATGGGAAGCGCAGAGTGTTTACCTCCACGCCAGTACCCCCATATGACGTGGGAGATTTATGGACTCAAGGGCCAACTGGGGAACTTATGCGGTGCAAAACAGCTAAAGTTACGGGGCAGTCGTATGTGGCATCTGATTGGGATAAGGCTAGTAAATATACTGATGACACATCTCTTACCACGTTTATAAATGGTGTGTATGCTACAGATAAACAGACAATAACATCAGAGATCACTCAGAATGCCGATTCTATTACGACGGTTGTAGCCAACTTAAATAAGGACGCTAGTGATAGCCCTTATGAATCTATATCACAGATAAAGCAAACGGCAGATGGGATATCTTCTATTGTGTCCGCAAACAAAACAGCTCAGGATTCCATAAACTATCAGGTACAACAACAGCTAGACAAAGCAATATCTACTTGGTTTTATACAGGAGTGCCTACGCTAACGAATGCCCCTGCTCAAGACTGGACAGACGACGATACGAAGAACACCCACATTGGCGATTTGTACTACGATACCAACACTGGTCATGGATATAGATTCTTATTGTCAGGCTCAACGTTTTCTTGGGCTATTATTACAGATACGGATGTAACCGCGGCCCTTGCCGCGGCATCTAAAGCTCAAGATACAGCGGATGGGAAGCGCAGAGTGTTTACCTCCACGCCAGTACCCCCATATGACGTGGGAGATTTATGGACTCAAGGGCCAACTGGGGAACTTATGCGGTGCAAAACAGCTAAAGTTACGGGGCAGTCGTATGTGGCATCTGATTGGGATAAGGCTAGTAAATATACTGATGACACATCTCTTACCACGTTTATAAATGGTGTGTATGCTACAGATAAACAGACAATAACATCAGAGATCACTCAGAATGCCGATTCTATTACGACGGTTGTAGCCAACTTAAATAAGGACGCTAGTGATAGCCCTTATGAATCTATATCACAGATAAAGCAAACGGCAGATGGGATATCTTCTATTGTGTCCGCAAACAAAACAGCTCAGGATTCCATAAACTATCAGGTACAACAACAGCTAGACAAAGCAATATCTACTTGGTTTTATACAGGAGTGCCTACGCTAACGAATGCCCCTGCTCAAGACTGGACAGACGACGATACGAAGAACACCCACATTGGCGATTTGTACTACGATACCAACACTGGTCATGGATATAGATTCTTATTGTCAGGCTCAACGTTTTCTTGGGCTATTATTACAGATACGGATGTAACCGCGGCCCTTGCCGCGGCATCTAAAGCTCAAGATACAGCGGATGGGAAGCGCAGAGTGTTTACCTCCACGCCAGTACCCCCATATGACGTGGGAGATTTATGGACTCAAGGGCCAACTGGGGAACTTATGCGGTGCAAAACAGCTAAAGTTACGGGGCAGTCGTATGTGGCATCTGATTGGGATAAGGCTAGTAAATATACTGATGACACATCTCTTACCACGTTTATAAATGGTGTGTATGCTACAGATAAACAGACAATAACATCAGAGATCACTCAGAATGCCGATTCTATTACGGCTATGGTAGCAACCCTAAATTCTTCTCCAGACGCAGAGAACCAATATGCGGCTATATCACAGCTTAAATTGACGACAGACAGCATAACAAGCACAGTGTCTCAGAATAAGTCTGACCAAGCGACTATTAACACTGGGTTTTCAAATGATATATCCCAAATAGAACAGACAGCGACATCCATTTCAACAACCGTAGCCGCTAATAAAACGGCACAAGACGCTATAAACACAGCGCAAGATGCGAAGAACACGACATTTACGGGCGATATATCACAGATAAAGCAAACAGCAACGGAACTTTCAACTACGGTGCAGAGTAATAAAGAGGCCCAAGATGGTGTAAACTCTGCCCAGTCCGACAAGAATGACACTTTCGAAACAGATATCTCTACCGTGACTCAAACAGCCAGTCAAATATCAACTACGGTACAGTCTAATAAAATAGCACAAGATGCTGTTAACACGGCTCAGGAGACAACAAATACACAAACGTCAACAAAAATTACTCAGAATGCCACGTCTATAACAAATATCGTAACAGAGCTAAACAAAGCGCCAGAGGATTCCGCCTATAGTTCTATAGCTCAGTTATTAGACAATATTAATCTTAGGGTACAAAAAGATGATGTAATTAATCAGATAAACATATCTACAGAAGACATACAAATTTCTGGGGAAAAGATACATGTTACTGGCGAAACTCTATTTGATAATGGTGTTATTATTGCCTCGTATATTGGTGATAAAGCTATCGTCGGGACTAAAATAGCAGATGGCACTATAACGACAATAAACATTGCCGCTGACGCTATTACCGCTAACCAGATAGGCGCTAACGCAGTTACTACAGACAAGTTAGACGCAAGTTCCGTAACGGCAGATAAAATCAGCGCAGGGGCTATCACCGCAGATAAAATAGATGCTGGGGCGGTAACGTCGGATAAAATAACAGCAGGGGCGATAACCTCTGGGAAACTGGCGACAGACTCGGTAGCTACGGGGAATATACAGGCTGGAGCAATAACCACTGATGAGCTTGCTGTTAATGCCGTAAAAGCAGGTAATATTGCCGCAGATTCAGTAACATCAGATAAGATAAGCGTGAGCAGTCTCTCCGCTGTATCGTCTACAATCGGCACATTGCAAACAGCAACATCTGGAGCAAGGGTTGTTATAAAAGATAACTTAATAACTGTATATGATAGTAATAATGTTCTTAGGGTTCGTATGGGGGTATGGTAAATGAATATATATATTATCTTTAGTTTAGCGATTATATTAGTTATAGGTGTTTTTACATACATAAAGAAGAAAAGGGAGAGTGATTCTTCGGTGCCACAGGGGATACAAATATTCGACGGTGGCGGTAACATAACGATGGACGTCACAGAAAGTCTGGCAAGATTTTATGGGCAGTTTACTATAACAACTCAAAGTGGTAGTTTTACGCCATCGATTCCGTCTACAGACAATGGGAATTTGTTTATTGTAGTTAAAAAAGGGACATATAAGTATAGAGGAGGTTATTATATAAGAGCCATCCCACAGTTCACTATTAGCGGACATACAATATCATGGCAATTAATGGTTGGGGAAGCTGGAACATGGATCGGGAATAATTATGCTAATGTGCCAGTAACGGTTTATTATGGTACATACTAATGGAGGTAACAAATGGCTAATTATATAGAGATAAATAATAGTTCTCATATAGTTATTAATGACAGCTTTAAGAACGTATCATATGTAAAAAGGGTAAATGGAAATGACTGTAGAGTACGAGTAGACCCATTCGGAACCGGAGCATACTGGTATTATTTAAGACCACCAATAGATCAGGGAGATGTTATTGTTTTAGCGTCTAATCAATCTAATATCGCGTTCCACCAAACAAACACGATATATTCGTCTAAAAATTGGGGATATTCTGCAAACGGGGAAGAATTTGGGGTTGGATATCTTGGAGGTGGGTCTGCTACAGACTATTCAAACACATGGTTTTATATTTTTTCTTATCAGACATCATCTAGTACTACGGGGCTAGAGATAAAGGACGAAAACAATCAACAAGTATTTAATAGTAATTTAAAATACCTAAGAGTAATAGATACTATAAATGATTTCACCAGCCGATCGTATGGACATACTGTTGGCGCTGTATTGTGCGGAATGCCATGTAAGTATAGCAATAATCTATATACAGCGGCAGGGATAACCTTTCCATCATCAAGTGGGATTGCTACCGTTGACGAAAACTTTAATATACAAACATCTCGCCCATCTGGGTTTTCTGGCGGTATGCAGGTACTTGTTGTAAACTTGGATGGACTATCATAAGGAGGTAAAATGGCAAAAATATCGCAAGATACGCCTGTAAAAAACCTTGTAATAAACCAAGGAGAGGATACAACAATTCAATTAAATATAAAAGAGTCAGATGGCACAACATCTACCCCCATAAACATTAGCGGGTATACGTTTGTCTGCAAGGTTAGGCGGGAAGCTACAGACGACGAAGTAACTATAACAGCATCATGCTCTATATTAGACCCTGTAAATGGAGCCATAGAGGTAACATTTCACGGGGAAGATAGCACAAGCGTTGATGTAGACGATGGCAACTACGACACTCTTAGCGAGTATACGTATGACGTATTTATGACTGACTTAACCCCCACAACAAGCAGAATATTGTGCGGAAATTTATATATTAGTCCTTCTGTTTCCAATAGGTAGGTGAAAAATGGCAAACACTATTATTGAAGTAATAGTCCCAAAAGAAAAACTATTAGTAGAAGTATCTATGGGTATTAAAGGTGAACGTGGGGTTAGTATATCTGACGCTGTTTTAAATGAAAACGGGCATTTTATTGTTACGTATGACAACGGCGAAATAGTTGACTCTGGTATTACCGCGTTTGTAGACGCAGTAATGTATAGGGACGAGGCCAAGGGGTATTCAGAACAAGCCGGAGAGTATGCCACGTCGTCACAACAAAGCTCTCAAGATGCCACCTCCGCAAAGAACGCCGCAGAAGACTCGGAAACAAAGGCCAAACAAAGCGAAACTAACGCTAAATCATCCGAAACATCTGCTCAAGGTTATAGCGAAGAAGCCGCTACCCAAGCCACGGATGCTAGAAACTCGGCAATAGCATCTTCGACGAACGCATCTAATGCGCTGGTTAGCGAAACTAATGCCAAAGAATCAGAGAATAACGCCAAGGCATCAGAAGATGAAGCCAAATCGTCAGAAACGGCATCTGCTAATTCTGCCACCTCAGCCAGTAATAGCGCTATTGTTGCCACGCAACAAGCCACAGATGCTACGAATCAAGCCACGCTAGCAAAAGACTGGGCAACAAAGACAGATGATACGGTAGACGGTTCTGAATATTCCTCAAAGTATTACTCTAATTTATCAAAGACCAGCGAAACTAACGCCAAAACCTCAGAAACCAATGCGAAGACTTCAGAGACAAATGCAAAGGCTAGCGAAACTTCTTTGGCTCGTCATGATAGTAATGCGGCATCGTCTGCCGCATCAGCGGTAACGTCGGCTACAAACGCGGCACAAAGCGCGGGATCTGCGGCTAGTTCTGCTACAACAGCAACAAATCAAGCAATAGCGTCAGCAAACTCTGCAACATCTGCATCTGGGTCTGCAACGGCGGCAAGTAATAGTGCTACGGCATCTGCCAATAGCGCTCAACAGGCACAGGACTACGCGGAATCTATTGGTAGCGCTGTAAACTCAATATCTGGTAATAACAATGGCATAGCTATAGAATCTATTT